TTTTCAGGTAAAAATTTTAATTATTTTTATCCTGAATTTATCAAAAACTAATACTATTTATTTTTACTAAAGGAGAGAAAACTATATGGCGACAGGTAAAAATTTTGAGTATTTGGGTAATACTTTTCAGTTACAATTATTAAATCAAATTATTGTTGATAAAGATTTTTCACACTCAATTATTGATGTGATCGAGAACAATTATTTTGAAAACAAGTATTTTAAAATCATCATTCAGATGATTAGAGAGTATTATACAAAGTATGACCATACACCGTCGTTTGAAACGCTAGAACAAATTACAAAATCGGAATTACAACAAGAACTTGCATCTAAAATTGTTATGGATACAATAAAGAAAATTAAAGATGCACCTATCGAGGGAGTGGGTTTTGTACAAGAAAAGGCTTTAAAATTCTGTAAACAACAAGAACTACAAAAAGTAATGGGTAAGGCTCAGAAGATCATTGATGGTGGTGAGTTCGAGAACTATGATACACTTGAAGAAATGGTCAAAACCGCTCTTCAAGTTGGTGCAAAAGATACTTCTATGTTGGATGTATTCTCTAATCTTGATCAAGTACTTGAAGACGATTATAGACACCCAATTCCAATGGGAATACCTGGTATTGACAGATTGTTAAAAGGAGGTTTGGCAAAAGGAGAAATTGGTGTTATATTAGCTCCTACTGGAGTTGGTAAATCAACAGTCTTAACTAAGATGGCAAACCATGCGTTTAACTTAGGGTTCAACGTCCTTCAGATCTTTTTTGAGGATAACCCAAAGGTAATTCAAAGAAAGCACTTCACTTTATGGACTAAGATTCATCCTGACGATTTGTCAGAAAAAAAAGATGAGGTGATGAAAAAAGTTAGAGAAATTGAGGATTCTATGCCAAATAAGTTAATTATGAAAAAGTTACCATCAGATACTATGACGATGTTACAAATCAAAAATCAAATTAGAAAAATGGTTTCTGATGGAATTAAAATTGATATGATTGTTTTAGATTACATAGATTGTATTGTACCCGACAAGAACTTAGGTGATGAATGGAAAAGTGAAGGTTCGGTGATGAGAGCATTTGAAGCTATGTGTCACGAAATGAATCTTGTTGGTTGGACCGCAACTCAAGGTAACAGATCTTCCATATCATCGGAAGTTGTGACTACAGATCAAATGGGTGGCTCAATTAAGAAAGCACAGGTAGGACATGTTATTATTTCAGTGGCAAAAACATTACAACAAAAAGAAATGAAATTGGCTACTATTGCAATAACTAAGTCTCGAATTGGTGATGACGGTGTTGTGTTTGAAAACTGTAAGTTTGATAACGCAATGATTGAAATAGATACAGAAAGCTCAATGACTTTTTTAGGTCTTGAAGAACAAAAAGAAGAAAGACAAAGACAACGTGTTAAAGAACTTTTAGAAAAAAGAAAACAACGAGAAACACAGTCAAATTAACAAATAAATAAATTTTATAATAAATGGAAAAAATACTAGTAGAAAATCCTGGTCGGTTCGTCATCTTCCCTATCGAACACAATGATATATGGGAATTTTACAAACAACACCAAGCGGCGTTTTGGACAGCAGAAGAGGTGGATTTAACTAATGACATTAGGGATTGGGAAAATTTAACAGACAATGAAAAATACTTCGTTAAGAACGTATTATCATTCTTTGCCGCATCAGACGGAATTGTAAACGAAAACTTAGCGGAAAATTTTTACCGAGAGGTACAATACCCTGAGGCAAAATTCTTTTACGGGTTCCAATTAGCGATGGAAAACATTCACTCACTTATGTATTCATTATTGATTGACACTTACATCAACAACCCCAAAGAAAAAGATGAATGTTTCAACGCAATAGATAGATTACCAGCAGTTCAAAAGAAAGCAAAGTGGGCTTTAGAATGGATTGAAAAGGCTTCCTTTGCAGAAAGATTAGTTGCATTTGCGGCTGTTGAAGGTATATTTTTTTCAGGTTCGTTTTGTTCTATTTTTTGGATGAAATCAAGAGGAATTATGCAAGGATTATGTAACGCTAACTCACTTATTTTCAAAGACGAAAACTTACATTGTGATTTTGCAATTCACTTATTAAATAATCACTTAGAGAATAAACCGTCTGAAAAAAGAATTAAAGAAATTTTATTGTCGGCTCTTGAAATTGAAAAAGAATTCATTACAGAATCACTTCCTGTTTCTTTAATCGGTATGAACTCAAACTTAATGAAACAATATCTTGAGTTTGTGGTTGATGGATTACTGATGAAAATGGGATGTAGTAAAGAATTTAATGTGGAACAACCATTCAAATTTATGGAACAAATCGCTGTTGAAACCAAGGGTAATTTCTTTGAGTCGAGAACAATGGAATATCAGAAAGCAAAACTGAATGAAACAATAACATTTACAGACGACTTTTAAATATTAGATTATGTCATTAAAAATTATTAAACGAGGTGGTGAGGTTGTCTCATTTAATCCACAAAAGATTTACAACAGAGTAAAACGATCTGCGAAAGGTTTGAATGTAAATTCAGACGAGATCTTTATTAAAGTTATTACTTCAGTACCAACTGAAGGTGAAGTAACCACAAAAGAACTTGACAAGTTGGTTTACGAGATTGCAGCATCTTATACAGGTAGTCATCATGACTACTCAAGATTAGCGTCATCGGTTGCAATTTCTTCATATCATAAAGAAACAAATGATAGTTTTTCACAAACTATGATGCAACTTTATGAGGATGGGATTATAAATAAGAAACTTATTGAGACCATTAAAGAATACGGAGAAGATACAATTGATGCGGTAATCAATCACGAAAATGATTATAACTTTGATTACTTTGCTTGGAGATCATTACAAGAAATGTATCTACTGAAACGACCAAATGGAAAAGTAATTGAAAGACCACAACATATGTACATGAGAGTTGCATTATGGGTCACTTCAAATATTACAGACGCATTTGAATATTATAGATCATTATCTGAACAACTAATTTCAAAGGCAACACCAATTATGATTAACTCAGGTACTAAAGTTCCTCAATTAGCATCTTGCGTACTTCATTATAATGACGCTGATTCAAGAAAAGGTTTGTTAGATACATTGACAGATATTTCTACGTTTTCATCCGATGCTGCAGGTATTGGATTATCTATGTCTAACATTCGTAGTAAAGAAAGTAGAATTTCTAGTTCAGGCGGATATGCTGGAGGTTTGTTAAAATATTTAAAAATTGTAAATGAATCACTCAGATTCTTCAATCAGCAAGGTCGTCGACCAGGATCGGCAGCAATATATCTTGAACCATGGCACAAAGATATATTTGATTTGTTAGACATTAAAAAGAACACAGGAGCCGAAGAGTTAAGAGCCCGTGATTTATTTACAGCTCTGTGGATTCCTGACAACTTTATGAGGGCGGTAAAAGAAAACAATAATTGGTATCTATTCTGTCCTAACGACATAAAGAAAGCAGGTTTGAAACCATTACAAGAATGTTATGGAGATGAATATGAAGAGGTTTATGACAAAGCGGTAACTATGGGACTTGGTAAAAAAGTTAAGGCTCAAGATATTTGGAGTAAAATTGTAGAGTCCCAAGTAGAAACAGGAGTTCCATACCTTTGTTCTAAGGACAATGCAAATCGTAAAACTAATCATCAGAACATTGGTGTCATTAAACAATCCAATCTTTGTAATGAGATTTATCAATATACTGACGAAGAAACAACCGCAATTTGTACACTTTCATCTATGGTATTGAAAAACTTTATTAAATCAGGAAAATTTGATTTTGAACTTTTATTTAGTGAAGTTCGTAAAGTTGTCCGATCTTTGAATAAAGTAGTAGATATAAATAACTATTCAACTGATAAAGGTAAAAAAGGTGGTTTAGAGCAAAGAGCAATTGCTATTGGTACTCAAGGGTTGGCGGACGTGTTCTATTTAATGGATTATATTTTTACTTCCGAAGAGGCGAAAAAATTAAACAGGGATATCTTTGAAACTATCTACTACGCTGCGATTTACGAAAGTAATCAATTGTGTATGAACGGTAAATACAAACCATACAATTTTTTTGAAGGGTCACCAATGTCCAAAGGAACATTTCAATTCGATATGTGGAATTTGGATGAAACAAAACTTTCAGGAATGTGGGATTGGAACAAATTGAAAGAAAATGTTAGATCTTACGGTGTTTGTAATTCATTGTTTACAGCTCAAATGCCAGTCGCTTCATCAGCAAAAATTACTGGTTCATACGAAATGACAGAACCTGCACATTCGGCAATTTTTAATAGACGAGTTGTTGGAGGTGAAATTATGATTGTTAACAAATATCTAATCAATGATTTTGAAAAAATTGGAATTTGGTCTGAAGATTTAAAAAATGAAATTATTTTTAATGAAGGATCAATTCAAAATATTAACTTTAACAATTATTTAGATTCCGAAGATAAAAATTACAATAAGAAAGTTAAACGAATTGAACACTTAATTCCTAAATATAAAACAATTTGGGAAATTTCACAAAAACAACTTATTGATATGGCGGCAGATAGAGCGCCATTTATTGACCAATCACAATCGATGAATATCTATATGTCTAACCCTACATTATCAAAAATTACTTCGTCACATTTTCACTCTTGGGAGAGTGGATTGAAAACACTTTGTTATTATGTCAGAACTAAGGCAATTTCAACAGGAGCAAAACACTTGGCGATGGATATATCCAAAAGAGAAAAACCAAAGTCAACACCCGAACCTCCTAAAGTGGATTATTCACATTTAAATTTACCAGCAAGACCCGATAATTCTGACTTTGAATGTTTTGGTTGTTCATCTTAAAAACTTTTAAGTTTATTAAAATTAAAAATCACGGATACTCGTGATTTTTTTTTACTTAAAAAAAACCTAACTTATATTTATATGTGATATGGCAAATGGTATAACTTATGGAATTTCGTTCCCTTTTGTGGATTCGTTTACAGGTAGATATTTGGACGTTACTAATTCTACTGAAGGTGAAATTAGATCTAATCTTGTTCATTTATTATTAACTAGAAAAGGTAGTAGGTATTTTTTGCCTGATTTTGGTACAAGATTATATGAATTTATCTTCGAACCGTTGGACGGTCCAACGTTTTCCGATATTGAGTCAGAAATAAGAGACACAGTAAGGACTTACATGCCTAATTTACAGGTAACTAATATAACCGTTGAACCAGGTTCTGCCGGTTTAGAGGACAAAGGTTATACTGTAAATCAAGATGGTGAAAGAGAATTTAGAGTTACTAACATTTCTAATTTAGAACATACGGCAAGAATCAAAATTGATTACAGAATAACAGATTCGGCTTTTGAATCACAAGATTTTGTGATATTAAATATTTAATAATATATGGCAGAGAAAAAAATATCCTATACGGTTAGGGATTTCCAAGGAGTAAGAACAGAGCTTATAAATTTTACTAGAACTTACTATCCTGATTTAGTACAAAATTTCAATGACGCTGGTATTTTTTCAGTCATGTTAGATTTGAATGCTGCAGTAACTGATAATTTAAATTATCAAATAGACAGAAGTATTCAAGAAACCGTTTTACAGTTTGCACAACAAAAAAATTCCGTTTATAATATTGCAAGAACTTATGGTTTAAAAATACCAGGTCAAAGACCTTCCGTTGCGTTAGTGGACTTTTCAATCACAGTTCCGGCATTTGGAGATAGAGAAGATATAAGATATTGTGGTGTCTTGAGAAGAGGTTCACAAGTAAATGGGGCTGGACAACCTTTTGAAACTGTTTATGATATTGATTTTGCATCACCAATAAACGCTGAAGGATCACCAAATAGAGTAAAAATCCCTAATTTTGACTCTAGTGGTAAGTTGATCAACTATACAATAGTTAAACGAGAAGTTGTAGTTAACGGGATCACTAAAGTTTTCAAAAGAGTAGTTACCCCAAATGATGTAAAACCATATTTTGAATTATTTTTACCTGAAAAAAACATTTTAGGAATTTCAAGTGTGTTATTAAAATCAGGTACACAATATTCCACTATACCAAATCCACAGGATTTTCTCACATTAGGACCTGAAAGATGGTTTGAAGTTGACGCTTTAGTACAAGATAGGGTATTTGTTGAAGACCCAACTAAAGTATCTGATCAACCTGGTATTAAAGTAGGTAGATATATTACAACGTCCAACAAATTTATTTCGGAATATACACCTGAAGGATTTTGTAAAATAACATTCGGTGGGGGTAATATTTCCGCTGAAGAACAATTGAGAGAATTTGCTAGAGATGGTAAAGGATTTGATTTGAGTAGATACACCAATAATTATTCTTTGGGTGCCGCTCTAACACCAAATACTACTTTGTTCGTTCAATATAGAATTGGTGGAGGACTTGCTAGTAATGTCGGTCTAAACACTATAAATCAAATAGGTACAGTATCATTTGCGGTTAATGGACCTTCCGAGTCTGTAAACAGAAGTGTTATAAACAGCTTACAGTGTAATAACGTAACTGCCGCAATTGGAGGATCAAATATACCAACGACTGAAGATGTTAGAAATTTGGTTTCATTTAATTTTGCAGCACAAAACAGAGCGGTTACGGTAAATGATTACAATTCTTTAATTAGAACAATGCCTTCTCAGTTTGGAGCTCCTGCAAAAGTTGCAATCACAGAAGAAAATAATAAGATAAGAATAAAAATGTTATCTTATGATACAAGTGGTAGTCTTACTAATGTTGTCTCTAACACCTTAAAACAAAATGTTGCAAATTATTTATCAAACTATAGAATGATAAATGATTATATTTCAATCGAAGCTGCAGAAACTATAGATCTTTCAGTAACTGTTGACGTTGTGTTGGATAATAGTCAAAACCAAGGTGCGATTATTTCTAAAACTATACAAATAGTTTCTGAGTTCTTTAACCCACTTGTTAGGGAGTTAGGTCAAAATGTTAATATATCTGAATTAAGAAGGTTAATACAATCCGAAAATGGAATTGTTAGTCTTTCTGACATTTCGTTCTTTAATCAAGTTGGAGGTCAGTATTCATCGGCACAAACATCAATGCCATATTCAAACCCATTAACAAGACAAATCCAACCAACTGCGGATACTATCTTTGCAACCCCAACACAAATCTATCAAATTAGATATCCAAATAAGGATATAAATGTTAGGGTTCTCAACCTTAAATCGGTTAACTTTTCATAGCGATTTATTTTTATAAAAACAAGTTTATCTTTTCTAAAATAGGAAATAAACTATTTATGAAAAAACGAATTTTTAATGCCCAAATCATATAGAATTAGGACTGAAGTTGGTGTTGATAAATATATCAATGTGAACCTCGAACAAGATTGGGAATCTTTAGAGATACTTTCTTTGAAGATTTTAGCCGATGACTTATACACACGTTTCTGTGCCGATTACGGTGTTGTTGTTGGTAGAGTTTTTGTAAATAATGGTTTTGGTTTACCAAAGGCGAAAGTATCGGTATTTATTCCTTTGGAAGATGCGGATGAATTAGACCCTGTGATATCAGAACTATATCCATACAAAACAATTACAGACACTAACGAGGCTGGTTATAGATATAATTTATTACCAAAACTACCATCATACAATGGACATCAATCGACAGGATCATTTCCTAACGTTGGTGACGTTTTAATGGATGAATCATATATTGAGGTTTATGACAAGTACTATAGATATACGGTTACCACAAATGAGAGTGGTGACTTTATGATTTTTGGAGTACCAATCGGAAATCAAACAATAGTAATGGACGTTGACCTATCGGATATTGGATGTTTTTCACTATCCCCACAAGACTTGATACAACAAGGATTGGCAACAGAAACTCAAGTTAATGGATCCACTTTTAGGACATCAACTAATTTGAGAGAACTACCTCAAATTAAAAATTTAGTTTTTGATGTTGACGTTAGACCTTTTTGGGGGGACGCCGAATTATGTCAAGTTGGAATAACAAGAGTTGATTTCGATTTAACTAAACAGGCAAATATCAATATACAACCAACATCAATTTTTATGGGGTCGATTATATCGACAACTGATGATGATGCTCTTAAAGTAAGTTGTAAACCAAAAAACAACACAGGAAATCTTTGTGAATTGGTTTCAGGTCCAGGTGAAATTAAATCTGTTAGACAGACTATAAACACAGATTCGAACGGACTTCCTTTACTTGAGGTTTATGATATTGAAGAAGAAGGAAAAGTTATAGATGGTGATGGGACATTTTTAATGAATGTACCAATGAATTTGGATTATGTTTTTACAAATGAATTTGGACAACAAGTTTTATCGGATGATCCATCGAAAGGAATCCCAACAAAAGGAAAATATCGATTCAAATTTAAATGGCAAAATGACCAAGGACTACAAGGTAATTTTCAAAGGGCAGATTTTTTAGTACCTAATGTCAAAGAATATGGTTGGACTGGTAATTCAGACCCTTTTAATCAAAATCCAACTACCTTTACTTACCCTCAAATTCCAATTGGGTCAACTACAGGAACAACATACACTTCACCCTCAAGTGTTGGATTGTCAAACCCTGTAACAATTAACGTAGAATCTTATTCTATCTATATTAACGGTGTTGTTTATACAGGAACTTTAAATTCAATCACATTAAATCAAAATGATACTTTGTTGATTGTTGCAACACCTGTAGACCCTACTCAAGCACAAGATATTAGTTTTACTGAATATCCATTACAATTATTTAAGTTGTTAAAATCATATGCTTTCAGCACTGATTGGGATGACTACGTTAATCCTCAAGAAGCTATAGATTGTGAAGATACTTTCTACGAATTTAAATACAACAAAGTATACACTACCGCAATGTTTTTGGATAGATATAAAAACGGCGTAGGTAGGGCAAAACATTTAGGTATTAAAGAAATTGATAATAGAACATGTAAATCTACTGTTAACACATTTCCTGTAAATGATATTATTAGAAACTTTGATTTTATATTTTTTGTGTTCAACATACTCATTAACATTTTAACATTCCCAATCTTAGTTTTATTATTTGTAGCGCATTTAATTGCACTACTTTGGCCAATTCTTAAATACCTATTATTATTCTTAGGTCCTTTCATAATTGCTATGGGAGTACAGGCTGGTGTAGATTTGGCTTATTATATTGCTGAAACTTTTGCATTTACGCCACTTGGTGGACCTGTAGTTAATTTTGGTACTTATCTACAAATTATTGCAAAAGGAATATATGCGTTGGCATTAGTCGCTGCCGGTGTCGTATTCACAATTTTTTATACAAAATTCTTTAAAGAAAGTTTAGATAATGGAAGAGTTTCTAACTTTCCAAGAATCGGTTTACCAATGATTGCATACCCTGATTGTACAAGCTGTGATTGTCAATGTGGTAATGCGACAATTGAGGATGGTTTTGATGAGAATGATATACAACAAGAAATTCAAGACGCTCAGGATGATTTAGGTGATTCATCATCAGGTTTTGGTTATGATATAACTTTTGCAGAACCAAATACGGTTTTAGCACCTTTGAGTTCACCAATAACTTATGAATTCGATCACCCAAATTTACAGGTAAATCAAGATGGTGATGATCCTTATGATTGTGGTGGTGCTAGTCCTATATTTAAATCATTACAAACTTTAATAGGTAATGACGATATAGTTCCTGATTTAGCTGTCAGAGCAGTCCTTGATTTCAAAAGACTTGCGTCAGGTTATGATGTTCTGTCATCAACGGATCCGAACGCTTATTATACTGAGTTTTATTTATTACATGCCCCACAACCATTTTTATTTTCTGGAAAAGATAGTGCGGGTAGCGATGAAAGATTCTTTGGTTACCCAACATCAGTAACTTTACCTCAAAAATTGAACGACTTCAACACACGAGACAAATATTTCTATTCAAACACGTCAAGTGCTGCGGGTACAGGTGTGAATAGAATCAAAACTACCGTAAATCCCGGTTTAAGTTCCAATTTCTTCGAAGATCAAGTTTTGGTTGTGTTAATGAATGCAGGTACCGCATCACAAATTGGTGTCGGTGGGGTTTGTACGTTTCAGGACCCAAAATATACTGACTCACAATCTAGTAATAGATTGATCAACTTAACAGGTGCAACTACAAATCAGTTCAATAATACCGCAATCACTGGTACTACTCTTACAGGACAAACTTCAGTAACCATAAATTACGCAAACCCAAGTAACCCAAACGCCTCTATTCCTGTTACAGTACCATTTATACAACCATCTATAAGCCAACTACCTGTCGCTGGTAATCCGACCGTAGAACAATCTTATTTACAATACGCCACAGACGTAGAATATTTTCAGTTAATAACTGGTATTACAGTTTCTGATTTTGAAACTAACTCGGGTTATAATGGAGGTAATTCAGGTTATTTTCCAAGCTCATATTTATTTCACAACATAACATATAGAATATCATCATGTGGGGCTCCTTATAGTTTATCTCAACAAGGTTCTATTTCAGATGTTTTAAGATTTGCAACTAATTATCAAAATTATGAAGTTTGTATATTTGTTAGGGGGGTAGATCCATTCTCAGCACCACAAACTATTAAGTACGACTTGTCTAAAATTTTTGGTAATACAAATTATGGTACGGTTACAGTTGAAGGTAGTTATTATTTAAATCAACCAATACAAGCTCTACCAACTGGTTTGAAACCAACAAGTCATAATACAACAACAAACTCAAATACAACTTTATATTTTCCTTCATTTACGTTTACACCCGACCAAACTCAATTTACCGCATTTACCTCAAACCTACCTTATTTCTATTCAAGTATAGATGATACTATTTCCTCTTCTTACATTCCAGCTCCTATTTGGTCAACAAATAGTACACAAACCTCGGGTGGTTTAACAACACTATCTTCTGTAAGATCTGTACCTCTGAGTCAAACTTCTTATATGGTGGGTGGATCATATTTAGCTTGGTGGGATACAACATTAAGTAATCAACCGTTTATGACTACAGATAACAACCCCCCTTGTAATCAAGATTGTCAAAAAACACAATATTTTAATACAAATAATGGATCTTTCGTGACAGCACCAAACAATGGTAACCTAACTGCTCTATATTCACCGGCTTACTATAGATACATTGGGTCAGGATCATTATCAGGACCTATTCAATTCAATTTGGCAAACTACAATCGAATAGTTATGAGGAGTGATAGATTACCTACATCCACTGGCATACAAAATGGTGCTAATTTAAGAACAGGATACCTTTTACACCAAAATGATAATTTTTCAATTTATACATTAACAGGTGTTTTGGAACCACCAACAATAAACACAGGTGGGGACTTACCTAATGGTGATGGTCTTGATAGTGACTCAATAACATCAGGATTAACAAGTTCTTTAACATGTGAGGGCATGGTTCCTTTGGAATGTTACTCAGGATCAGGTTCAAATGTTGGCATAATACCCTCAAATCAATGCTCGATTCCAACTAACAGAATGATAAATGGTTGTTATTGTTTATTAAACAGGCGTTATGTTAAAGAGTATGGAGCGGATGTCAGACTATTTTTAGAGTGGAAAGTAAGGTTTACAATGAACTTTGCCGCTTGTAGAGGAGTATTTGCACAAGTTTTCCAAAACAATTGGATCAATGGAGTTCTTTATATGTATAGTTTCAATAAAAGAACAACATTCGGATTAGACCCAACAAACCCTACCTACAACTACTGCGACGATGTTATTATATTCAATGATTTAACTAATAATTTCTTTTATAGATCATCACCATGGAATGAACAACAACAAAAATTTATTGGTAAACAATCCCCCGCTCCTCCTAATATACCCGCACAATTTTTAGTATTTCCTGGTTTAGGTTATAATGTTAGACAAATACAATTCCCAACTACAATTGTTGATATGGGACCGAGAGATAGTTTTATCAACGAAATATGTTGTTCTGGTGTTGACGGATTTGGTTCATATTTTGCTGATCAATTAAAGGCAACTTCTTATCAAGACAATTCTGACATTATACAACTTGGATTCTTATCAAGAATATTGAATGAGGGTGTAAGACAAAGAATTATACCAATAGGACAAGGTCAAAACAATACTGAAGGTAAAGGAATTGAACAATTTTTTAATAGCGATAGAGGTGGTTATAGAATTGACGGAGATTGGGCTCAAATGTTATCGATAAATTCCGAATGGAAAGTATTACCTTTTATTACTGAAAACGTGCCGAGTAATAGTTATATCTATTTTGGTGACAATTTGAATGGTCTATCTTCTGGTGTACCTTCGGATGAAATAAAACCTATCTTAGGTTTATTTTTTACCGCAAATACTCCCGAAATTAGATATCGAAAAATAATGTCACCTGGAATTGAAACTTATAACTTCAATCCGTTAATTGAAGAGAAATTTGGATATGGTAAATCACAAGTTGTTCCTCACTATAAATGGTGGATAAAAACACCTACAACCTACGTTGGAACACCAAACATTTTTGGATCTGAAGATAATAATTGGTACACACAAACATATTCTTCAGGTTTCTTTCAGAAAAAATATCAAGATTTAGATTTTACAACTTTGGGTGAGAAGTATATGACAACACAAACAAAATATGGATACATAGCTAGCTTTAATTTAACTGGAGGTACAATGCCAATTACACCATTGACTAATATACTACAAGGAGACCCTAGCACAAATTCAAGTAATGCTGTTGTTGTAGGTGCACCATACCACTTCTATTTTGGTTTGAATAATGGAAAAACTGCGATAGATAGATTTTATAAACTTTATGTAGCAACTCAAGATTAAGATGACAGTTGATCCATCATATAGAATAATACTATCCACAGAAAGATTTAAATCAGCTCCGAGAACTGATCAAGCAATCAATGTGCCGTTCGCTCAATCAATGAAAGAAATTATTGAGTTTGACCGATCTATTGATTTGAATTTAGTTGATGTATTTGATCAAGAAAGACAAACATGTACAATTTTCAGACCTGTAACTAAGTTTACAATTCTTTTTGAAAACGCCTTTACTGGATCAACAGTTTATGAACCTTTTAGGGATAATTTGTATTACACTAACCCAATCAATAATGCGTCTTCATACTACCCTTCAGGTAATGTACCATCTGTACCACCATTACCTACAGATCAAACTATTCCTTGGGAAGGGTTTCCACAATATCCTGAATTTGATTTCATAAGAACTGATAAAGATGTTGTTGGATACACTTATCCACCAAATAACCATTTGAATTTTAAAAACGTTAGTGCCTCAACTTATAATTGGTCTCATTATATTAGTTATGCTTATGGTAATGTTTATAACAAAACTCTTTTTACGGTTGAACCTGACAGTAATATAAATTGGACTTGGGTTGCATCAGACGGAATTCCTTTTTACATTGTTGAAGGTAGCGATAAATTACTAACTAATATAACATTCAAATGCCCCGTTGAACATGGTTTGACAGTTGGAGAATTTGTTTATATGTCAATTAACTACAATGGTAATCAGATGTTTCAGGTCTCAAGTTTAGGAGATCCTGCTTATGGATCAAATCTTTACATTTTTAACTTAAGAAATGTTGGTTATACAGGTAGTACTTTTGTTACCAACACCCAAGGAACATTTAAAAGAGTTATAAACGCTGCTAATTCTGCTGATACAATAAGTGAATATTACATTAGAAAACATAAAATAATGACTACACCTGATTGTACAGTATTATCTAACGCAGGATTTGAGAGGAACATCTATGGGGACAAAACAAAATGTGAAATAAAATCTTTAACACCCAATCAGAAACAAAGAACATCAGTTAAAGAAGGATCAAGATCTTACACTTTAGCGTTCAATTGCGATATTGATATTGAAGGATTGAAAGACAACCAAGGCAGACCATTGACAGAATTATTTTTTACCTCAATTTGGAGAGGATATTTTGGTTGGACAAGAAATTTGAAACAAGGTTGGTACTTCAACACCTATTTAGAAAATAAAAAACCTCAAACATGGTGGGACAACAGCAATGTTAATTCAAACGTTACAATACCACAATATTCTTACAACTCATTATTGAATAAAGGTCCTTTTTTTTATAATTCATTTTTAACCTCAGGTGATACTATTGACGGTGATTTTTGTGAATGGAATGACTACAATCAATTTGAGAGAGTAATTTCAATTTACCAACATAAAATAAAATATAATGAAAATTGGTTTAGGTTAGACAACCCATTACCAACATCTAATCAACCTGGTTATTTTTACAGACCACATAACCCGATTCAAATAGGTGCATTTTCTGAATATATTGAAGAAGGGAGTTCAACAAACGTTGTCGGAATACCTGACTATGCTTACTACTCAACATTATCGGCTCTATTTAGGTGGAGAGATAAATACCCTTATGGTTATGTTGATACAGACGGTGTTGGTGTTGATTTTCCATATTTAAATAATGCTCACTATCCTTTTATAGATACTATTTTTAGAATTACACCTGAAGATTATAATATCCCAAGTGATTATGCATCATTAGGATCGGTTCCTGCGAACATAACTACAATATCTGACCCTGTTGCCGATGAATGCGAGTAAGATTAAAATATTAAAAACAGATCTTGATCAATTTGTAAATGTCCCTGTGAACATGCAGTGGGATTTTTTAGGTAGAGATGACAGTATTTCGGAATATGAAACAGATGTTCTTAGAAGAGTTATTGGTTTACCTATTGATTTTGAAATTGCAAAATTTGATCATAACGTATTTCCAAATATGGATTCGGCAATCAACTACGAATTTTATTTTTATGATGATTTACAACCAATAACCGCAAATACAATTCCTCTAACTGCATGGACGGTTTCATATTTAAATAATGGATTTAGTGCTGAGGAAGTCTATTATTACGCAAAACCGTTTACTAAATCATTCTTCAAGCTTGACTTGTATGATACTACCGAAGAAAGAACACAACAAATATATTTGTCCATAATATTACCTGTACAACAAGGACAAACTCAAACAGTAAGTTTATCACCAATTACTCCACCGGTTGAAATTAAAAAACCAAAAATGAACTTAGATTATATTGGTGATAAAGAAGGATTTGCAATTTATTGGTTAAGATATAGAGATTTTATCGATATAGATACTTTCTTCATGACCGCCAAATTTTTTGATGCAAGATTAGGAGTGTTCAAACAAATGACAAATACGGTACAAACCTCAATAACTCCAAATAAATTTAATTTTAATAATGCGGATTATTTCTACTATAGAGTAGATTTAAATTATAATGACAAAACATACGAAGTGTTTTCAATACCAACAAATCAAAGAATTGGGGATACAGTAACACCGATAAAGTTTTTTGAATATGTGAACCCATAATGGAATTACAGGAATATAAATTCATAGTTTCACCTGAAAATATTAAAAGTGATATTATTTTCGTAACCTACACAGGAGATACTGATATTACGACAATTATAGATCCTTGTTGTCTTACGGCGTCTACTTTTAGTGCGACTACAACAGGAACTACTGGTGTGTATCTTCCAATGGATTATCTTTTATCAGGGAATACTGGTGGAACATCTTTTCTAACGGGTTTATCTGTCAACATTATGATTACCGAATCGGCTGTTGATATTGGTTGGTATACACCAACCGACGGTTTAATTTTACAGGCAGACGTTTTGAATAACTTCATTGTAACCGCGAATACTTTGAATCCCTACACATTTACATTTTATAATACTTCGGATTTAGAACTAATAAAATTCTTACAACTTGTAACGTATACTTTAGATTGGGGAGATGGTTCACCACAACAACCTGTTTTAGGTATTACACCAATAACACACATTTATCCAACAGCACCAAACAATTATACAGTCACGTTAATCGCAAATTCTCCTTGGGGAATCTCAAAAGTACAAAAAATAGTTAATGTTCCATATACAAATGCTGTTATATCTAACCCTCAAGGGTCTATAACTTTTTTTCCTGCGGGTGGGAATTGGACAGGGTCTCCTATAAGTTATGATTATATTTTTACGGGAGATTCTAACACAAATATTAACGATTACTATTCCTATAACTACACATCGGTACCTTTTGTTGTTTCTGGTTATACACAATCAACATTAAATGATATCGCACAATTTGGACCAAAAATAAATTTAGCGGGAGGTAAATATAAATTAGGAATACAGGTTACAGGTACAACAGGTGCCATAGGGACCTATTGGGGAGTAGACCAAACAAACACATATTCTGCATATACTATAAATGGTATTAACTACTTTGATTATGAAGATTTTACAATTTATGTTACAGATTCCTATGGTCTTGTACCTGGTGAAATTGTATTGAGTGCCATTACAAAAAATGAGGCTTTATTAAATGTCATTGACCAACCAGAAATTATAACTAATGTTTATATTGAACGAGGTAAGTATACACCATTAGAAAATGTAATGAGAATAGGAGAAGTCGATAATGTCGGGGACTTAGAAAAATACGGATACAAATATTTCAATGTAGAAAAAGTATCAACATAACTATTTATTAAAAAAAAGAAAAAAACAAAATGGCAACAGGCAATTACGGAACAATAAGACCATCAGATGTTAGTCCTGAAGACGTAGAAATCGTTATGGTTTATACCGAATCGAGGGACGACACGCAAAATTTTACACTTACAACTTTGAATGCTCAAGACGTTCTTAGACCATATTTTAATAATGATGCTACAGGTGGTGATACTGTTGAGGTTTTAGGTGGTTTGTACAATTTGAAATTACCGGCAGATCAATTTAATAAGTTAGGTATATACACTCTTATGATAAGACCTGCTCAAATTAGAACTTTAATAACTGATTGTGGTGTTTTATCCTCTCTACCAAATGTAAAAGGTATAGTCATTGACTTGAATAATGTACCAACACAATATAAAAATAAATTTGTTAATCAAGGATTGGTAGGATTTAGAGTTGAGTACTTAAATCCCGACGGAACAAAAATTCCTAACTTTTTTAGAATAATAACTTCCTCATTTTACTGTGAACCAGTCATTCAAAACTTAACAAACACAATTCAAAAATCTATCAGATATAGATATGTAGAAGGAGCAACTAATTTATTGTTTTGTACGTTGTCACCATCATCATCCCCCACTAATAAACCAAGTGCCACTCCATATATAGGACAACCAAATCAAAATATTATAATTACAAATACATTTTTTAATCCTATATCTACTGAAATTGAAATTGTTGATCAAGATATCTCAACCCTTGCAATTGCACTTTACGGTAATCAGACTAAGTCTATTGAAGATGGTATTTACACAATCTACGATTCGGATAACAACATTTACAAACAATACAACTTGTATGAAATCAAAGATCAGTTTAATACGTTACTTTATGAAGTTAGACAAGATCGTGGTGAGAATATTGATTTCTCTAAAGCTTTTAATAATATAACTGCTTAATGGCAATAAATAAATTTACTTGTCCGCCTCAGAGTAGCGCAGCCAATCAATTCTCAAATAATTTGGTGGGTGTTCAGTTAGTAACTGGTGGTGGTTTAACGCAAGCAAATTTTAACTTCACAACAAATATTACTGAAAAACAAAACCGAACATTTACTATCGGTACATTTTCAGACCCAATAAATCTTGAGTCAATAAATATTGAAAACAATATTGAGGCTGCGGATATATTGGCCAACAACTATAGGGTTTATCCTAATTATGATCTTTCACAAGTTACTAACTTTACACAATACGGTTCATTAACAAAAAGATTTTCAGTATCCATTACAAAAATAATAAATTATTTTCCTGCGGCATTGGAGGTGTCTCCCCAAACAGCCAGTTTTATAACACAAGAAACCGCAATAAATATTTCCTACGACCCGGTAGAAGATGATACAACTTTTGAAATTACTCTTTCTTCAATAAGAAACCCGTTTGATATAGACTATTCAATTAACGCAGACACAAATTCTTTATTCAACGAAAATGAAGTTTCTCCATTAAGAAACTTAAAACGAGAGTTTAAGAAATATGCTTTAATTATTGGTGGTAATGAATATCCAGTAAATTATATTTATCCAACCGACAGTTTATCAACCACATTAAAACTTATCGTTGATGGTAACCCATTTAATGGTAATCAAATATCTTACGATTATTTAGTTATTAGACCAAACAATTATGAGGTTAATAGAGTTTTTAATTTGAACTTTGATGCGGTTGAAAACTTTTTGTTGAATAGACAAATCACACCGGCCTACACCGCAACTTTAAAAGTACCAAAAGAACAAGATAATGGTACATACAAAATTACAACAGAATTAGTAACATTCCCAAGAGCTGGTTTATGGAATTTAGATATCATAAGTGCAAGTTTTGATAATTATTTGAATCAATTAAATGATTTTGCTACAAGTTTAGATGAGTATACTACAAATATAGTATCAAGATTTTTAACTACAGGGGCTTTAAAAGAGTTTGACACCCCTGATCAAAGATTTGAAAAATTATTACAAATTTACGGAAGAAGTTTTGACGAAACAAAAACATTCATATCTGCATTAGGTAATATGAATAGTGTTCATTATACAGTTAAAAATGACATACCTTCTCAACTTTTAAAAAATTTAGCTCAAACTTTAGGGTGGGTTACTAATTTCTCACCAATATCTAATGAAGAACTTTTACAGGCGGTATTCACAACTCAACCAAACAGATTTCCTGGTTTACAAATAGGACCAACACCTGAAGAATTAAATTACCAATTCTATCGTAACTTGATTTTGAATTCTGCGTACCTATTTAAGTCCAAAGGAACTAGAAAATCAATTGAGTGTCTTTTAAGAATGGTTGGTGCACCTGAAGCTTTGATAGATTTCAATGAACACATTTATGTTGCCGATCAAAGGATTAACATGAGTGAGTTTACAAAACAATATTATCAAATTACTGGCGGTACATATGTTGAACAATTACCCGTTTTACAGGGGGATAATACATTTTCAATTCAGGGAATTCAATACACTGGTTTTACAACAACTTCAACTAATATCAATGTTTTAACTACTAGAGGAGACTATCCGGTTGATGATTTGGGTTGTCCAAAAATGCCAACACCAACTGAAGAGTATTTCTTCCAAATTGGTGGAGGTTGGTATGAATCAACACCTGATCACAGAATGCCTGAATTCGCAGTACCAACAAATATTGTGTTTACAGGTAATAACCCAAATTTTCAAACTCAACTTTTACCTTTTAATTATGGTGAAGAATATCTTAGTAGATATAGAAACTTCCCATACATGAATTTAGGGTTTAAATTAAGACGAATACAAGACAATAAAAAAAGTTGGGTAGACACTGACCCTACATTACGAGTTAGTTCTGATGGTGGTTTTACTGCGTACTATGAGGTTGGTGAAGAATGTTTAACATTGAACGTAAAAAATACCGACATAATGATGAATCCTGCACAAGGATTAGTTTATGATGTTTGGTCAATGTCAAGACAATACAATTTCCCAATACCTGAACAAGGTTTATTTTACACACCACCGTCTCCTTGTGATATACCTAACCCGTACCCAAAATTAGGTGGAGTTGATTGGACAACTATAGTACCAAAACCCAAACAAAAAACTTTCTTTGAGTTTGCCCAAACATTTTGGAGAAATATGGTCAACACTCGTAATCGTCAATTTATTACTGACGGTAAAACAGGAGGTTACCCAACTTTACAGTCAATATATTGGAGATATTTAGAATCTCAAAATTTGGCAGGAATACAAAATGATAATTTCACCTATCAAACCATGATAGACTATGTTAATGGTATGGGTGATTATTGGATAAGATTAGTTGAACAAATGGTTCCTGCAACTACAATATGGAACACAGGTGTCAGATTGGAAAATTCAGTTCTTCATAGACAAAAATATGTTTGGAGAAGACAACCTGGATGTAAGTTTATTCCAGTTCCTTGTAAACCTTGTAACTTGACGACTGAACTTTATGTTTTTGATTGTCCTGTACAAGAGGTAATTTGTGGATTATATCCTTGGAACAGTGATCCACAAGCTTCATCCTTTGGTGTTGTTTTAACTCAAACTTTAGAAGGATTTTACATTGACAACGGATTAAATCCATCAACTTGTCAAATAAATACTGTAGTGGTCGATTGGTATGTAGATATTAGACTTAACAGCGTTGTTTTAACACAATACCAATTTTTAACAACCGTTGGGCCATCTCAATACCCAACAAGTACACAATGGGTCAATGCATTACAGACCGCATTAGGTAGTTTACTAACATCAGGATATAGTTATAATATTGATGAAGATAATGAACAGGTGATCGTATTTAACAATAATTGTCAACCAAATTTTGATGACATCCAAATAAACGTAGGACTCGAGTTCGATATATATTGTAACGGATAATGGCTATAAGTGTATATAACTTAATTGTAAGTGGTGATTGTAATAATACAGGGTCAGGAGCCGTTTCTTTTGGAGTAACGGGAGGTACTGCGCCATACGCAATTACTTGTATAAATTCTACATTACCACCAACATCAGCATTAACAGGGCCTTACGATTATACTGCGATCTCATTGACTGCTGATACGTATTTTTTACAAATTACTGACGCAGGATCTTATTCAATTATCCAATCAATATACATTTCATCAGGAACTACAGCCACAATAGATAGTACACCAACCTCTTGTGGTTTGAATAACGGATCCGTAACAGGTTTTACATCTGGCGCATACGGAAATGTTAAATTTTCTTTATATGATGGTTCAGATAATTTTATAATTTCGGCACAAACACCAACTTCATATTATGAATTTTTATCTTTATCGGCAGGAACATATTACATTGTTGCGGATGATGGTGGTGGATGTACGGGAATAACGGCATCAGTTATTTTAACACCATCAACAGGTTTTACTTTTGGTGGTTATGTTGTTAATGATGGTAGTTGTCTTGGTGGTGCTAGTGGAAAAGTTTTTATAACAGGATTAACCCAACCAACTTCTGCTTACACAATAAATTGGTCAACAAATGTTGGTTCTCAAACAGGATTTACTGTAACAGGTCTAACTGGCGGAACATATATTGCAACAATTACTGATTCTCAAGGATGTGTTGGTAGTCAATCTTTCACCGTCACAACAGTACCTCCACTTGCATCGGGAGGATTTATCACAATAAGTCAACCAACTTGTTTTGCTAATGATGGTATTGTGGAATTTATTGTAGTTGATGGAACTGCGCCTTATTTTTTCAGTGGTTCATCAGGACAAGTTGAAGTAACTTTTGATACTTCCGTAACGTTTACAGGATTATCCTCAGGTGCTTACAGTTTTCTTGTAACAGATGCGGGTCTTTGTACTATTTACGATTCTGTAAGTTTACAAACACCGAATTCTTTTAGTTCGGTCATGGTAAATACCACAAATGCGACATGTTCAGCAAACGACGGAACTTTACAAGTCATAGTTGATAATGGGTTAAGTACTGAAGCGAGTTTGCAGATATCAATTTCAGGGTCAACAGGAATCAGTCAAGTTGGTAGTTTAGGTAGCTCAACTCAAACTTTTTATGGGTTGACAAATGGGACCTACATCTATACAGTTTCATCAATTGGTTGTACCTACACGGGACAAACAACTATAAATTCAAGTAGTTTATATAGTGCAACTACCCAAGTTACAGGTACAACTTGCGGAACCAATAATGGTATCGTACAAGTAACCGCATCAACTGGAGGAACATTACCCTACACTTTTACATTAACAGGACCTAATTATAACCCATCAACTTATACAGGACCCCTAAGTACTTTTACTAACTTACCATATGGTAATTATACTTTAACAATCCAAGACTCAAGTACACCTTCGTGCACACAAACATATCCTGTTTATGTTGGATACAGCCAAGGGGTTTATTTTGATTTATACCCCCAAAACCCAATTACAGGAAATGACGGGTCTATTACCGCTTTTATATTATCAGGGGAACCTGAATTTGATCTGACTTGGAGTAGTAATGTTGGTGGTCAAACAGGATCTACAGTAACGGGACTGACTGCGGGAACTTACAGTCTTAGCGTAGTTGATGCAAGTGGATGTTCATTAACAAAATCGATTGTATTGACAGGAACCAAAAAATATTCAAGTTATAGATATTATACGGTATGTGAAGAACAATTCTTTGACAGTGGATTGGTGACTAAAAGATCAATGAGGGCCATGTATTTAGAAGGGTTTGGAGATTTAACAAGTGGTGATACAGGTTGTATAATTAACTCCGCAAACTTTTCAATTTACGCACAAGTTGGTAGTCAGTCTGCTCAGACAGAATTTTACACTTCATCGGGAGCAACAGATTACCCAAGTGATGATCTTTGGGCAGATACGATAGTATCAACTTTAGATTCTTTTGTTGGAATATCTGGAGTTACTTACGACATAATAACAAATAGAATAAACATAAGTTCATCTTGTGAACAAATTACTGATAATTGTGGTACAACAACCATAAATCCATTGCAGGACAATCAGATTATTGTAAATTTACTCATTGATTACAATATATCCTGTGTAAGTTGTACATAAAATGCCAAATCAAGTTGTTATATTATCTGCAACTGGCGTTACATCCCCATTCAGTGGTACTGCTTGTGATGTGTACGGTAACAATTGTTCCTATATTGGTAGCGGCACAACATTTCCTGTACTTTTTATTCTACCATCACAATTTGACACTGCACCAGCACTACAGTTGACCTTAACTGATTCATTGGGTTGCTCAATTTCAGAAATAATATATTGTACTGGTGGTGGAGGACCAGACAAACAATTCCAAAATTTAGAATATTTCTTCTTTATGAGTGGAGATATCTATCAATTCCAATAAGACGATATTTATTATTTGATATGGCATTATTAACAGACCAAATTTTAGCTACAGGTGTCACCCCAAGTGATTTAATACACATAGTAATAACTGGTGATACCTCACAAAATCCTGCGGGTTCATCATATAAGGCACCAATAAGCCAAGTTCTTTCTTTATTTACAGGAACTACTGGTGGGAATGAAGGATATTATGGACAGTTTTATGTTAATACAAATCTCTTTGCACCTACATCAGGGACATCTAATACCATACAATTCAGTGGTACTGAATTATCAAATCAGGTAAGTTTGAACACCATGTCGTTAACCAATGACTCAATTATTTTTAATCAGTCAGGTAAATATCAAATCTATTTTAGAGGTACTTTATATAATGGGGCGTCAACTAAAGAGAGTGTAAGTGTTACATCATACCTCGGATCAAACATTGTAAGATCGGCAATAGATAATGTTGACGTTGAGGCAAATGGTGGTTATGAGACAATAAGTTTTGAAAGTTTGGTGGATGTTGTTTCAGGAGAATCTCTATATTTTATATGGAAAACATCCAATATATTAACGGGTTTTATAAATAGTGCAGGTCTTTCGACAGGATATAGTATAAACGTTAGTGTTTTTAGTGTTGGAGATGTTTTGAGTGGTGCTTCAGGTACTAATGGAACTTCAGGAACTAGTGGTGTTAATGGGACTAGTGGTACCAATGGAACCAGTGGAACTAATGGAACTAACGGCACAAGTGGAACTAACGGCACAAGTGGAACTAACGGTAGTTCAGGTACTAGTGGTGTTAAAGCTTGGGGATCGTTTATTTCTACAGTCGATCAAACTATTGGTGTGGCGGGAACAACTTATAAAATGAGTGCGGATACAACTACAACTAATTCGAATGTAACATTGTCAGGTGGTAGTAGATTTGTTGTTACAAATGGTGGTACGTACAACATACAGTTTTCCGCTCAAATAAACAAATCATCAGGAACTCAAGGAAGTGTTTGGATATGGTTGAGTAGAGGAGGTACACCTATTACTGCCACAAACACTGAAGTTTACTTAGGTGGATCAAGCAATGAAAGAACAGTGGCGGCTTGGAATTGGGTTGATGAGTGTGACGCAGGTGCATATTACGAAATAGAATGGACCGCTGAACATAATAATGTGTTTTTAGATTATACCGCATCACCAACATATGGACCGGCAGTTCCATCTTTAATTGTTACTTTGACACAAGTTTAATCAATTCACTTTTATTTAAATTGACTTAATTTTCCTTTATGGAAAAAATTCTTTTTGTCTCCGCACAGCCAGATGTCCCGTACTTTATTTGGCAAATTAAAATTTATGTAAATAATTTTATTGAAAGTGGTATTGAACCTCAGCAAATACATGTCGTGTTAGGTTTAGTTAATGGTGAAAAAACTCTGTCCAAGAATGCAGAACAATTAAAAGAATTGGGTATTAACATTCATTTTTTTGTTGATGATAGAATTAAAAAAAATTACATACCAAGTATTAAACCATATTTAATTTCTAAATGGTTACAGTCCAATAAAAGTTTTGGAAACCTTTTTTTTCTTCACGACGCCGATATTGTGTTTAGATCACTACCAAATTTTGATAAACTACTAAATGATAACATTTCTTATTTGTCAGATACTATTGGGTATATTGGTTATGATTATATTATGGATTGTTGTAATAGGTATGAATTAAAACACCCTAATTCACAAAAAGGACAATTGATAAATGAAATGGCTGAGGTTATTGGTATCGATATTGAAACAATTAAAATTAACCAACAGAATTCAGGTGGAGGACAGTATCTTATAAAAAATACAACACCTGAAATTTGGGATAAGATCTATAAAGACTCAACTAAACTTTATGATCAAATGTTGGATTATCAAAAAAGATTCCCAATCAATCCAGGCCAAATACAATTTTGGACTGCAGAGATGTGGTCATTACTTTGGAATTTATGGATGTACGGATATAATACAAAAATAACGGATGAGTTAAGTTTTTCTTGGGCTACTGATACTATTGAGATTTATGAAAAACATAGAATATTACATATGGCAGGAGTTACCGATGATTTAAAATCTACAAAATTTTATAAAGGTGATTACATTAACGTAGACCCAATTTTGAAATTAAGACAAAACCCAAATCATTTTGATTATGTCGATAAGAATAGTTCCACAATAAAATATATTGAGAATATGAAATCATTTATTCAAAAATACAACATTTGATTATTTATATAGATAATGATGAATTCAACAACTCCAACTATTAGAAGACCAAATGAATGTGATGTTATTACGATATTTCCTATGGGAGTCGAATGCTCGGTATTACAACCTTCAACCGAAAGATCTTTTGATGGTGCAGCAACACTAATAATTACAGGAGGTACACCACCTTATACTATTTTTTGGGAAATTGGTAGTTTTGCACCGGCTTTGGCAAATATTGGTGTTGGTGAATATAGAGCGACCGTAGTAGATTATTACGGGGATTTTACCGCAAATACAACTTGTGTATTAACAGCAACTACCGAGACTTATTCGGGGGTTTGTTTTGTTCTTTCAGGAATTTTACAAAATGAATTAGTTTATATTTCATCCGAAAGTTTAGGGTTAAAAAATGGAAAACCATATTATAAAATACAATATGGTGTTGAAACTTATGGATATGTTTTTTGGGATCCAAATAATAATCAATGGATATTCTGTAATACCTTAGATTGTCAAGGTAATTATTACAATTATTTAGATAACGGTAATTTCTTTTATCCAACTGGGAATACAGCTCCTGATAATTGGAGATTATACTCTGACTCACCATATATAATTACAGAATCAGTTTTAGGTCTTTGCTCAATACCAAAACCCGAAGTAGAACCAACGGACTTATGTGGTACTTTAATCACAGTAAATAACAAAGGAGGAGGATATTCACTTGTTGAAAATATACAATTTGAGCCGAGTATCGACATAAACGGAGAATCTAGTTGGACTGCGATAACAAATGATTATATTATTTATTGGAATACAGGATCAACACCATCACAATGGACTCTTTCAGGATTTAGTAACGTAAATGCAAATGTTGTAAATAACGACCCCTCAAATCCACCAATTAGTAATTGGCAAGTATTCGGGGATCCTACTATATTAAGTTTTGATGCTAACGTAGGTTTGTGTTCATCGGCTTATACCATTTCAGTTCTTTCTACAGTCAATAACGCTGGATGTGAGGCGACAGGTAGTATTATTGCACAAGCATCGGGAGGGCAAGCACCATATCAGTATTCAATAGACGGAGGAGTTACTTATGTAAATTCACCAATATTTAACAATCTTACACCTGCGTTCTATACGGTTTATGTTAAAGATTCAAATGGAGTTGTGGGCGTTGGTCAGACAGTACAAATAACAAGTACAATACCAACTTCTTATACATTAACATTAAGTGTCAATTATTCAAACAATACATTCACTATTACATCTCCTGTATTACCAGTTGGAGTTACAATAACAGTCAATTTAAATCATTTATCAACTTTTAGTTTTTATCCGTCTTCATTACCAAATCAACCAACCTATAATAATGTTACCACAATTAACACTGTTGGACCTATGACATTAGTTAATACATCCAATAACAGTTATCCATTGGCAGGACCTTGTACCGCGGACTTCCCTATAACAGTTATACAACAAACGAATCAATACACAAATACTTTAAATATAGGTAGTAATCAAACAATAACAGGATCAATTACTAATAATATTATAAATAATCCAAATGGACCTTGTGAGTATGCATCTGGATATTACACTTTGACCATTTCAAATGGGGTGTTAAATAATTGTACGTGTTGTAATTTAAATTTAGTAAATACGACACCACCATCACAAAATCCTGTACAATAAATGTAACATAAGAATATTTATCTTTTAAATGGCATATATAATTAAAAACACATCGGGTTTAGTAAACACAAGAGTTACAGATACAGGAAGACAAAGATTGTCGGAAGGTAGATTTAACATTGTTTATTTCGCAGTAGGAGATAGTGAAGTATCTTATGATGAATTACCATCAACTTACAATCAATCGAATACGGTTATATTAGAACCACAATTTAACTCACAAAATAGTTCGGGGGTTCCTGAGTCAAATAGACAATATATAAAATACCCATATTTAGTTGACGAGGGTGAAACAAATATTTATGGAATTCCTTTTATGGATTCTGGAATTGAATCTGTTTATAATAGAGCCGCAATGAGAGGTTTCTTTACAGGGAACACAACCGCATCCACTATAGATTGGAAGGCTTTAGTAAACAATAGTTACGTTGTTACGGCTAACTATGTTGTAAACATGTATACACTAAATGGTACTAACGAAATTAACGTCTACTCTTTAGGTGGTAATGTACAAAATACTAATACACCACAAGTTGGTGATTTTATTACAATATATTACGATGGTAGAGGATCTACTGACACAAGCTGTAGCAATTTCCCAACGCCCACACCAAGTGCTTCTGCAGGTCAAACACCAACACCTACACCAACACCAAGTTCTACAAATGGAAATCCTTGTGCTTCACCAACACCAACACCTACACCAACACATACCCCTTGTCTAACACCATCCAACACACCACAATGTCCTGTACCACCACCACCTGATTGTGTAAAAGACGTTGTAAGTTGCTTCTCAATCCTCACATATAGAATAACCGCAGTTTGTGGTGATAAATTAACTCTTGATAGACCAACACCTGACTTTACTAACTTATCCTCAGATTGTATTGCAAGAACAATTATTTATCCACCACAGATGGTACCTTTATATGATAGTTTTACACCTGAACCACATTGGGCTCAAAGTGTAATTGATTTTGAATCGGTTTGTGACACAGATCAGTTTGATGTTAAAATATGGAACATGAATATTCCGTGGACTGAAAGTCCTGCGGGATTATCGTCAACACAATATCAAGACTATACTAAATTTGGATCAATAAATTATATAGGTCAGAAAGAATATTTTGGATATAATTCTTCTGATGGACAAACATCAACTGATGATGTTTACTATTACAACTCGTTCGGAGAAAAAATTGTTGTTACCCCAGAAAATCAAAAAGCAATAGCGATCATTCACTATACAAATCAAACAATCGATTTCTTCTATGGTGAAAAATTTGCATTAGAGCCATTTGATTCTAACAATGTTGATAACACCCAAGGACAAGCCAGAAACTTCAAATTGCACATGCCAACCATAATGTGGCATAAAAACCCTGAATGTTGTTTTGGTCAAACATTTTGGGTTGATCCTGCAGGATTTGAAGGTAAAAATTTATTTGAAGTTCAATATATTAAGTCAAAAATATCAGATCAAATGAATCAACCTGGTATAAGATATTATAATCTTTGGGACACTTTTGCACAACCTAATGGATTACCAAGTAGAGTTGGTAAAGTATTTCCCGATTCAAAGTTAATTGTTATTGATGATGAAGAGTTAGTTGCAGCATTATCTTATAAATCAAATAGAAATTGGACTTTACCGGCACCTCAAGTTTCACTGATAACCCCTAATACATGTGGAGTATCCAACTCAACAGGAGTTTTAACAGGTGGGTCAGAAACACTTTGGATTACATACCGATTATCGAATACAAATACATTTACAAATTCACTACATAGTAATTACTATACTAGTGTTGTTGGGACCCAAAATGTTTGTAGTCCTGACACACCTCAAAATGTGGCGGTTAGATTCGGATCTGAATTTCCATGTTTGGTACAACCTGGATTCAATCCAACAACAACTACCACAACAACATTTAACCCAACCACAACAACAACCACAATTCCTTACACGACAACAACTACAACTAGTTGTCCTGTTTGTGTTGTACCGGCTGGATTCTACGCACAACAATTCCAAGTTTTAGCGCAGAAAACTCTTATAGGAGAAAGACCAAATCCTGAACTGTGGAAATTGATTGATTTTACAAGTCAAATTAGCCAAAATTTTATCAACGGATATGTAACTCAAGAATCCTTAACAGCAACTACATTTATTGTTACTGCGGAAAATTATAGTTCTGCACCTTACTACAATCTTAATGATTATATTGATTTAGTTCCCAACGGCGCAACAGGTCAGCAATTGAATTTTGGTGATGAATATTATTTTTATGGTAACTTGGAAACTGACATACAAGCAACAATTTACGAAATGAAATATAAAATAAATTTGAGTTCTAGCGAGTTTTTAGTTTCACAAAACCCAACTTGGACATTTGGAACTCAATCTTATATCTCTGAAATTGCTTTAATGGATGAAAATAAAGATATATTAGTAATGTCAAAAATGCAATCTCCCGTATTAAGACAAGGAATTCAACAATATGTTATAAAGTTAGATTTTTGACAACTATTCAGTTTCAGATCAAATTGTATATTTTAATTTAAAAGAATCTTATTTATGGCAAAAAGTCTCAAAAATTCACCAAAAGTGTTAGGTCTCGATATTTCCACTAAAACTATTGGGTGGGCATTGTTTGATATAAAAACACAAGAACTGTTAGAATTAACACATGTTTCACCAAGACCTAAGATGGAAAAGGAAGATGATGACAAATTGAAAGAACTTCTTCTCAAATCTGAAATTTTTGCAGAAAAGTTAAGACAATATAAAGACCTTGGAATAGTCAGAATTATAATTGAAGAACCACTACTTAATTCAAATAATATTTATACAATCCAAACATTATTAAGATTCAATAGTTTTGTATTCAAAGAAATCTATAATATATTAGGAATAGTTCCTGAATTTATCTCAACTTACAACTCAAGAAAGTTCGCATTTCCCGAGTTAGTTCAAGAAAATGATAAGAAGAAATTTGTTTTGTTTGGTGGATTACCGAAAGACGTTGATAAAAAAATGATTATATGGGAAAAGGTTGCAAAAAGAGAACCACAAATCAAATGGTTATATACTAAAAACAACACCTTGAAGAAAGAAAACTTTGACCAAACAGATGCTTATACATGTGCATTGGGATTCATGAAATTTAAAAGTATTTGGTAATAATATCCTTTTAAATACCGATAATTGGAAATATCGTCTTTATAGACGATATTTTTTTTTAAACACAAACTGTGTTTAAGAAGTCTACAACGATGTTTGAAGAAGTTGAGGTTGGAGTTGTTGTTGAACAAATTATTATTGCTGAATAAGAAGTTACAGAACTACTTTCACTACCAGTACAATTATTGTAATTAAATTTAACTATTGAAGGGCTATTATTAGTAACTCTGTATTGATATAAAACACAAGGACTAACACTTGGAGTTGGAGTTGGTGTATTTGTTGGAGTTGGAGTTGGGGTTTGAGACAAATTAGGTATACATTGTAAACAAGCTCCATCGGTTTGAGAACCAATTTCAGTGGTTAGTGTTACAGAATCAACACCACTTATATTTTCAAAAAGACCATCAAACAGAACACACAATCCTTGACCATTTATTACCGCATTGTAGACATAACCTTGTTTTGGTGATGTTTCTCCTGAAACCAAAACTAAATCTGAAGTGTAATAATGTACACCTGTAAAACAATCAGTAAACCTTTTACTGTTTGCACATTGTAAAATTTCAGAAATTGTACTAAATGTGACATCACCACTAAACGAACAAGGTCTTGTCACATCTGGTGATGGTGACGGTGTTGGAGTATTTGTTGGTGTTGGTGTTGGTGTATAACCACTTGCGGTGACCAACATAGAAATACCACCACAAATCGCGGAAGATGTTGGGGTTGGAGTTGGTGTGGGGGTTGGGGTATTTGTTGGCGTTAAACTTGGGGATGGTGTTACTAAACAATCAAATATCGCGGAAAAATCAAAATCAACACACGGATTTGTGGTTGTTGTCGTAGTTACGCAGTATCCAGTATACGCAACTGTATCATCAAAATCAGGACAAGTAGACGTACTACCATATGGGCCAAATTGATCACATGGATCACCTAAATTTTGTGCCAAACACCATCTTGTTTCACCTGTTGAGTAAAACATAAAATATCCTGTTGTTTGACCTGTATAATAAAATTGACCACCGTAAACACTGGCTTGCTGATATGTATCATCGTATGTGGAGTCATTTTCAACACAAAAAAATTGAGTACATGTACATGCTGAAATTCCAATCAGTTGACCAGTAAAATCTGTTTCATATACATCAATACCATCTGAATAGTATGCTAAAGTTGTTGAAATAGTACATCCTGAATCTGAAAATAAAAATTCACCAATAGTTAAAGAGTCACCATAAATTGGGTTTATTAAAGGTGCTCTACACGAGGAATCTGGATCTGCTGTTGCGGAAAATAATCCCAAAAAGTTACAAGAACAACCTGATATTCCTAATTTAATGGCTCCTGTACCACCAGTTTCAAAAATATTATTACCATTACTTAAGAAATAATTATCCAAGGTGACCGTACAACCTGAGTCTTGATAAACTAAATTACCAGGGTATAAAGAAGTACCATACAATGTGGTTGTTGTTGCTGATGTACACAACAATGGGTTATTAACACTATCTATCGCAAACGAACCTAAACTAACGCACATATTATAAACTTAAATTTTCTTTTACTATACAATTATTACTATCTACAACTTTAACACCACAAGATGCCATACCTTCTAAAATAAATGGTAAATCAAAAGAATATGGAACCTCAGATGTTCCAATGGTATCAACGTAAATACAAGTTGTATATCCTGTATCACAGGCATAAACATCAAATGGGGATAATCCACTTAAACTTGAGATTGTTATTTGTGTTGGCATATCATCAATAAATATAAAAGAACTGAAAAGTTTGTGTAGTTGATGTATTGAAACTTTATGTTTATATTGTAAGGGATGGAAGAAAATGAGGCATTAGTTGAGTTATTAGAAGAAGTTCTTGGTGACCACGGACTTCACTACCCCAATCGTGGACAAATTTCATTTAATTGCCCCGTATGTGATGACGGAAGAAATAAACACAATTTGGAAGTTAACTATATTGATAATGTTTATAAGTGTTGGGCTTGTGGGGATAGTGAAAATACACACGGAGCTTTAGGTAGAATATTTGACAAGTATGGAAATAAAAAACAAAAAAAACTTTATAACGTTTTAAAACCTGAAACAGTAGTAAAAAGAGAAAGAAAGAAAAAAACACTCAAACTACCCGAAAGCTTTACCCTATTCAAAGACTCAAGTTCGGTATACCCTGTTAGAAGACAAGCAATGAACTATCTTAAAAGCCGTGGAATTACAGATGAGATGATAGAAAAATTTGGTATTGGATTTTGTGATAAGGGTGACCACGCTGGTAGAATTGTTATTCCATCTTATAATAAAAAAGGCGAATTGAACTATTATATCGCAAGAAGTTGGAACCCAACCTCAAAGGCTAAATACAAAAATCCTGAGGCTGAAAAAGACAAAATTATATTTTGGGAAAATCTAGTTGATTGGAAGAAAGACATTTATTTGGTTGAAGGTGCATTTGATGGGTTGTTTTTGGATAACCCAATACCTATGCTTGGAAAACATATGTCCGAACTTTTGTTTGAGACAATATATAAAAATGCTAAAGCTAATGTAATTATTTGTTTGGACGGAGATGCTTGGCAAAATGCGGTTAAACTTTATCACGAATTAAATGGTGGTGAGTTATATCAAAAAATAAAAATACTCAAACTTCCTATGGATCAGGATGTTTGTGATCTAAAGGGTCATATTGACTCTTATTATGTAACAATAAAGGACTAATGGATTTAAAAAAAATTGCTGAGGAGATAAGAGAAATTATCACTCAAAAACAAAAAGAATTACAACTTACCTTCGAAGAGGAAAGTCATAAATACACAATGTTGGATAAAGATGGTAATCTACGATCAGACTTTCCTTCAGTGTCTAAAGTAATGAAGATATTTTATGATGACTTCCCAACTGAACAAGCCGCTTATAACAAAGCTGGTGGCGATCCTGATGAGGCTGAAAGGTTAATGGAAGAGTGGGCGGAAGCCGGTAAAAAATCAACAAACTTGGGATCAAGATGTCACTTCTTTTTGGAGGAACACGTATTAAACGAGTTTGATATTGATAAAAAAGTTCGTCAACCAATCTTTGATTGTGATGCCGAACAGATCATCAAAAGTGATACGATGATTATTGCTGGTAAACGATATATTGATTTATTAAAGGAAAGAGGTTGTGTGTTGATTGATACGGAGATGGTATTAGGTCATCCTGAACTTGAATACACAGGTCAACCTGACAAAGTTTGGTTGGTTATTGGTATTAACGGAAAGGTTGGTATTTTGATTACTGACTGGAAAACAAACAAACCAAAGAACTTTGCGACCACAAGGTATACAAAACAAATGAAAAAACCATTTGAAGATCTACCAGATAATGCGTTGGGACACTACCAAACGCAATTACCTTTTTATGGTAAACTTTTGTTAAAAATGTTAGAAGGTAGTAAGTACCAGGACATACAGCTTTTTGGTTGTATTGTTGTTTTAATCACCGAAGAAAGAGAATATCACGAATATAGAGTATCCAAAAAAACAATGAATACAATTCTTGAAATGGATATGAAACATTATTTGACTAAACTTAAGAAATAAACTATTATTGAGTATGACATTAACAATTACCCCCACTTGGGTAACAACGACTAGTTGGGACCAATTATTACCTATTAAAATAAACATAAATTATATAATAAAATGAGTGACGATATTATAAGACCAAAAATCGACTTACGACAACAAACAACAATCAAATGTGAAAAGTGTGAGTCTAAGTTCTTCAAAGAAGTAACTATGTTGAAGAAAGTACCAAAATTATTGACAGGAAGTGCCGAAGACACTATTGTACCATTCCCTACATACATGTGTAATGAGTGCGGTCACGTAAATGAAGACTTTGAATTATTCATAGACTAATGGAAATAGGTAAAATGACTATCAGTGAAGCAGAACCATACTTAGAAAGTATTGCAATGCTTTATGGATTAAACTTGGGTAAAGTTAAACATTTCAAATTTGCAAGAATGATTTTGGCAACCCTTTATTGTAGAGAAAACGCATGACACACAAAGAATTTTATTTTTGGTTAGAAGGATACCTTCACGCAAGGTTAGAAGATGAAAAACTTGAGATTACACCAATCATTGAAAAAATGAATAAGGTTAAAGAAGATAGTAAAATTGGTATAGCAGAACCATTTAGAGTTCCAATACCGGTGAATCCTTTTCCAATTCAAGACGACCCATATAAACCACCATTTGAGGTATATTGTAATGATAAACAACAATTAAATGATTAAAAAACTAGTACATTTTTCTGACCTACACATCCGTCTTTTTAAAGATCATGATTTGTATAAATCAATTTTGGAAACTGCTATTGAACAATGGAGAGAATTAGAACCAGATCGTATTGTGTTTACGGGAGACTTAGTTCATTCTAAAAACCAAATGACACCTGAACTTATTGAGATGGTTAGATGGTTATTGACCGAATGTTCGTTTGTTGCAAAAACAATTATTATACCTGGTAACCACGACTTTTTGGTAAATAACACCGAAAGATTAGATGCCTTAACACCAATCATTAGTTCTTTAAATAGTAAAAACATTTTTTATTACAAAGACAGAGGTGTTTATGAAGATGAAAACATCAGTTGGTGTGTATATTCACAATATCAAGGAAATATTCCACCTGACATTACAGAATCAAAAGGTAAAAGAATTGGATTATTTCATGGACCAATACAAGGAATGAAAACAGACCTTGGTTTTGATTTTGGAGAAGAGGCATATGATGTTGAAAAGTTTGATGGACTTGAAACTGTATTATGTGGAGATATTCACAAAAGACAAGAATTTAAATTCAAGACCGGTAAAGGTTATATGATCGGATCACCAATCCAACAAAACATTGGTGAGAGTGTTGGAAAACATGGTTATGGTATTTATGATGTTGAAACAAAAGAATATTCTTACGTTGATTTACCAAACCCAAAACCATTTTTGAAGTTCTCCATAAAATCATTTGAAGATATTGAAAATGGATTCGAAAAACTCCAAAATATTTAATAAGGAAATAATGCAGGCGGTGTCTGCATTTTGTGAATCACAAGAAATTAAGGATATTGATAATTTCATATACCTATGTTTCAAACAAGGATTCGATATTAAAAAATATGGTTTTTTGGGTAAAACGGGTGGGATTGAGGAAAAACAGGTGGAAATTGAGGTAATTCGAGAAATACAGGTGGAAGTACCGGTTGAAGTTATCAAAGAGGTTGAGGTGATAAAAGAAGTTCTGGTTGATAGAGTGGTTGAGAAAATAATCTATACCACCGATGACAACCAAATTAACGAACTTGGCGAAAAAAACGCCAAGTTGGAAATTGAACTATTAAGAAATTCCGAACAGTTGGATGAATTGTTGTCAAAAATAGAATACTTAAACGGAGAAATTTCGATTAAGACCACTGAAATTGACAAAGTTAGACAAGAATTTTCCACTAAAACGACAGAAATGGAAAGTTTTTTCCAAAATGAAATGTCTAAAAAGGATAATGATATAGACGAACTTAGACAAAAGTTAGACGATCCTGTAACAAATAATAAAGTAAATATGTTACAAGAGACTTTACAAAATCTAAGAACTGAACTACAACAAAAGAACGAACAAATAAAAGAATTAGAAAAAATAAACCGAGACCTTTTGAATGGTAACACAAACCAAGCTTATCTTCTGAGGGGATCAAATTTAAATAGAAGATTATGATAATTTTAATTTGGATTATTGCTGCTTATGGAATGACAAACATTCTAGTTTACGGATCAATTTTTAACGGATTGAGAAATTGGATACATAAATGGGGAAACTCAGAATGGTACGCATTCCACGGGTTAGGAAAGTTTTTATCGGGATTGATATCCTGTGTATTATGTACATCAACATGGGTAGGTTTTTTTATGTCCTTAACATTGTTCGCTCCTTGGCATGAAACAATTGGACTTAATAAATATATTTCCATATTTTTTGATGGAATGTTGTCCGCAGGCGCTGTATGGGCAATCAATAGTATAATTGAGTGGTTTGAAGAAAATAGACCAAATAATAATAATTAACAAAAAATAAAATGGGTAAAAAGGCAAAAGAACACAGAAAAAAAGTTGAAAAAAGAAATGCAAGAGTACAACAACAAAAAACTGGTATGCAAAAGGCGTTCGAAAAACTTATTGAAGAACAGATGACTAAAATGAAAGAAGAACAAGAAATAAACGCTAAGTTGGGGGCACAAGATTTAAATTTTGAAGTTGTCGACGAAAAAATAATTGATCATGCATTTAGTTTTGTGCCAAATCCTGAAGAATCCGCAAAAATTAACAAGGAGTTTGAACCTGAATATGATAGTGCGGGTTACACAATCGAAGATAGAGAGTTACCAACAGAAGAATAAAAATGGATTTATTCAATCCACCGAGATTATACAATTATAAAATTATGATAAAAGACTTGGACTTTTCACTATTTGAAAACCCAATTATACAAGTTGTATGGGAAGATGTGCCTGAAAACTTTACACAAGACAAATTAAAAAGTGTAAAACATTACTTTTCAAAGAAGTATAATACCAGCAATGTGAATGTTCTCACCAAAGCAAAGAATATCGAAAATGAGAACACACAAAGTATTGATGTGTCAGTGAATATTTCTGATCCACAATACCAACTTGATCTTATCACTAATCATCTTAAGTCCAAAGGACATCAAGATAAAATTGAAGACGTGTTGTTAATAAACAAAATGGTTGAAAACAAAATGTCTGGTGATGAAGAAAACCAAGCTCAATTCAAGAAATGGTATATTCGAAACATTGAGTTCTCAAACTTTTTATCGTATGGTGAAAATCAAAGATTAGACTTTGATAAGTTAAACGGAATTGTAGTTGTTGAGTCTGATCCGCCAAACTTTGGGGGGAAGACTGTTCTTACCGTTGATCTCCTAATGTTTTTATTTTTTAACGAAACAACAAAAACTAGTAAAGCTGAGGAAATTTTTAACCGATTTTCAAACAAAGACAAGGTCCATGTAAAAGGCGAAATTACTATTGATGGTGAAGACTATGTTATTGTAAGAAACATTGAAAGAAAACTATCTAAGAAAGGTGAATGGAATGTTAAAACAGAATTGGATTTTTTTAAAAAATTATCTGATGGTACTTTGTTGAACTTTACTGGTGAACAAAGAAGAGAAACTGAAGCATTTATTAAAAATTCAATTGGAACTAAAGAAGATTTTTTGATGACAATTCTCACAACAGGATCAAATCTTGAGGATTTATTGGAGTCAAAACCAACAGCCAGAGGTCAAGTATTGTCTCGATTTATGGGACTTGAGTTCCTGAAAAGAAAAGAAGAAGTTGCAAAAGAAATTTACTCTGAGTTCTCAAAACAAAAAATTTCAAACATCTATTCTTCTGAACAATTAAAAAGTGATATTGAAACACATCAAAACTCAATTATAAACCTACAAAATCAAATTAAAGAAAGTAACCAATCTTTAGTTGAAGTTGATGAGGCAATTACAAAAGGTAAAACATATCGTGATGATATGTTAAAGAAAAAACACACAAACATTGACCAAGAGTTAAGTTTGTTAAACCCAGAAAAAACAAAAGATGAAATCAAAGAAATTGAACGTGAGAAATTGGGATTTCTTACAAAAATATCCGAAATCAAAGTTGTTGAACCTTCTCAATTCTATGAAGAAGAAATCCATGACAAGGTTAAAGAAGAGATCAATGTCCTTTACAAAGAGATCGTTAAAATTGATACAGAAATTGCGTCAATCAATAAATTAAAGTCTTCGGTTGAAGGCGGAATCAAGTGTGAGCACTGTGGAATTGAGTTGATGAATGCAGCAATTACTAACGCAAAAATTGCGGAATTAGATGGACTTATTGTGCAAAAAAACACAAAAACAACACTTATGACGGATTTATCCATCAAAGAACAAGGTTTTGTACAACTCAAAAAAGAGTTCGACGAGTATGAGAAAAACAAACTTGTTAAAGAAAAGTATGAAATATCTGTTGAAAGTTGTGATTTAAAAATTGGTTCATTAACCGATAAGATTAAAAGGTGGGAAGAAATTCAAGATAAGATCCAAGAAAACCAAAAGATTGAGTCTTTATTGATTAAGGCCGATGTTAGACTTGATGAACTTGAACTCCAAAAAAGAACTTTGATAAACTCAACTACAACAAACGAAGGTTTGATAAAATCAATTGAGGAAAAAATAAACGAAGCCAAAAAGAAAATAGTCACAATTAAAGAAGAGGAAGAGAAAGAAAAAATATATAAGATTTTTTTAGATCTTTATGGTAAAAATGGAATATCAAAAATTATTATGAAGACTATGATGCCCTTAATCAATTCTGAATTACAAAGGTTAATGGAAGACTCGTGTTATTTCAAATTAGAAGTCAGAATTTCTGATAAAAATGAGGTAGAATTTGTAATGATTGATAACGGTACAGGAGTTGAAAAACTTATGAGTAGTGGGTCTGGATATGAAAAAACTGTTGCCTCATTAGGTTTAAGATCTGTTTTAACTAAAATATGTACCCTCCCAAAACCAAATTTAGTAGTTATGGATGAGGTTTTTGGTAAAGTTTCTCCTGAAAATTTTGAATTACTTTATGAATTTTTTACTAAAATAAAAGATTACTTTGAAAAAATATTTGTAATTTCGCATCATAGTTTAATAAATCAATGGGGTGAACACATTGTAAGAATTCGTAAAGAAAATAACGTATCAAAAGTATTATAAAATGAAAAATAAGGTCAAAGAATTGAGGGATAGTATTTTTTCTTTAAACACTAGAAAATTTGGCACTGTAAATGAGATGTTAGTTGAAAGAATTGTTGAAGAGTTTGGGTTGATTGTTGAAGAACCAAAAGACACATCTTACGATAGGAAAATTGATAACTCAAAAGATGAGATTAAAGGATCACGAGTACTCAAAGAGTCTAAACTCAAGTTTTCAAAAGAAAATATTATTGATTGTATTTTAAATCATGAATCACATCGAATGATCAAATTAGAGGACGCCTCAAAAAATACATGGGACTCAAATATACAACAAATTAAAACAGACCTTTTTTCTACTTTATGGTATTCATTGTATTTTGAAGATAAAGTTGTACTATTCAAAATAAAAAACAACTTAATAAAGGAAGATAAGAAGATCAATTATTCTGACAAACAACATAGAAAAAATGTTGGTGAAGGACAATTTCACGTCTCAAACAAAAACATAAACTATCATTTGGATAATTATTTGGTTAAAATTATCACATATGATGAAGTTTATGAAAAACTTAGTTAGAACACTGGTTGTTTAGAAAAAAATCTTATATTTGTAGAACAATTAAAAAAAACAAATGAATTACTTACTTTTTGTATACTATAACACTGAGGTAGAAAACTCAGAAGAAAAAACACAAGAGATTGGAACAAAACTAGCTGAACATATGACAAGTGGTCAAGTAAAGTTCATGTACGGAGACCGACATGCGATATTTCATTTTGGGTGTAAAAGTGACTTTATAGATGTTTCTGACGTTGTATTTTTTATTTCTGAAGAAGTATCAGGATTTGAATATTTACTGACAAAGAAAGGAAGAGATTACTCGTCTAACTTTGATAAAGACAACCTTGAACATTTAATGACGTTAAAGAACACTACCCCAAAGAAACATAAACCTGCGGCACCAAAATTGAGAACAAATGATCTTAAAGGTGATGAACCATTTATGGATCTTGCGGACATCATCATGAATTTCAAAAGGAAAGAAGTTTGTAATATGACTTTGGATGAATTGTTAGATAAGATTAGTATCCAAGGTATGGAATCATTATCTGAATTAGAAAAACAAAAATTAGACGAGTACTCAAAATCACTTTAAAAACAAAATATGAAAGACAAAAACACTGGAGCATCAATCAATCAAGAAGAAATTTATCATTACCTTAAAGATATTAGAAAAATTAAGGTAATGACTGCCGAAAGAGAACGACACTTGGCTACTAAAATGAAGTCAAATGAAATTTCTATTTCTGAAAAACAAAAAATAGAGCAAGAGTTGTTGACAGGTAATTTACGTTTTGTTATTACGGTCGCAAAACAATATCAAAATCAAGGATTGGATTTATCTGACTTGATAGCTGAAGGAAATTTAGGACTTATGAAAGCTATTAAAAACTTTGATTGGAACAAAGACCTACGTTTCATTTCTTATGCGGTTTGGTGGGTTAAACAATCAATAATCCAATCCCTTAATGATAATTCTCGTACAATTCGTCTTCCGGTTAATGTTGTACAAGATTTACAAAAAGCCAAAAAAGAAGTCGAACAAACAGGTAAAAAATTGGACGACAGGTTCCAAACATTACCCTCAATCATAGATTTAGATATGAACATCAATGAAGACGGTGACACACTTGTCGACATGATAGAAAACAAAGATGCTTTAGCTCCTGATGCAGGTTTCAACACTAAAGATATTTTGAAAGATAAACTAATGAGTTTATTGGATGTTTTAGATGATAGAGAAAGAGTTATTGTGGGTGATTATTTTGGTTTAACGGGAACGCCACGAACTTTGGAAGACATTGGATCAGACTTTGGTCTAACAAAAGAACGAGTTCGTCAAATTAAAGAAAAGGCTCTTCGAAGACTTAGAAATGATTCTTCTGAATTATTCGATTATTTATAGAATGGGTTGAACCGAGATTACCCATACAACTCGGCAGAAGGTGCCTGAAGTCACCAAGGTGAAAATCCTCAATTCTATCTATATGGTAGGATGAAACTACACTCCCCCACTGGTACCGGTGGGGGTTTTATTATTTTAGGGGTTTATAATTCTTAACGATTTGATTATTTTAATATTTATCTAATAAACAAATTAAATGAACAAAAAAATTTTACCTTGGTTTTTATTGGTATGTGCTTTAGGATTGTCGGGTACTGCGGCTTACTATAGTGTTGTAGGTTTATCAATAATTTTTTCGGCGGTGGCGATTCCTGTTATTATAATGGGATCATTTTTAGAAATATCTAAATTGGCAATTGCGACATACCTACATGATAAGTGGAAAGAAACTTACGGAGTTTTAAAAATATATCTTACGATGGCTCTTGTTGTCCTTTCGATCCTGACATCAATCGGGATATATGGATTACTATCAACAGGGTTTCAAAAAAATATTGCAGGTTTAGAAATAAACAATAAAGTAATTGAAAATATAGAAGTTAAAAAAACTCGATTTGAAGAAATCAAAACTGACTATCAAAAAGAAAAAGGTGTGTTAGATAAAGACATTACCAATTTGAGAACCGCACTCTCTACCAATACAACTACTCAATCAATAGATAGAACGACAGGACAAGTCATTACAAGAGCAAATGGAGGTAATAGAAAGGCATTTGAAGCTCAGTTAAAAGTGGCTCAAGAGAATAGAGACGGAATATCAAAAAAAATTGAATCACTTAATGATAGTATTACACGTTTAGACTTAGAAATATTAGATCTCGCTTCAACAGAAATTGAATCAGGTGAGTTAGGGGCAATCAAGTATTTGAGTGAAATTACAGGATGGGATGTTAAAAAAACTGCCAACTTTTTTATCCTAACTTTGATATTTGTATTTGATCCGTTGGCGATTGCTTTGGTTATTTCTACAAACCAAGCCTTTAAAATTTATAGAAGAAAAGAAGAAGACGAGGAAAAAATTGAAGAAGAAGAGGAAAATCCATTTTACGAAGAATGGGAAATACCTGAAAGTTATTTTCCTAATCCTACCCCACAAGTTACCCCCCAAGTCACCCCCCAAGTCGAACCTGAAATTATTGAAAAAATTGTTGAGGTTGAGAAGATTGTTGAAGTCCCTGTTGAGGTAATTAAAGAGGTCGAAAAGATAGTTGAAGTCCCTATTGATAGGATGATTGAAATCGTTAGAGAAGTACCTGTTGAAGTTATTAAGGAAGTTGAAGTGCCTTTAGAGATACCATATAAGTATTATGTAAATGATAAAGGTCAAGTATTCGATGAAGAGGGTAATGAAATGGACACTAGGATTTTTGAAAAAAAAATTGATGAGATAGAAAAAAGAATTTTAAAATATAAAAAATAGATTATGGAAATAATTGAAAATTTTATTGAAAGTAAATTTAAAGAAGGAGTTAGAAAAACTCAAATAGTCCTTACACATACATCAAGGACACTTTTTGATTACATGGTATCAATTAAATTTAGGTTCAATGGAAAACCAATTAAATTACCACATTATTTAGTGGGAAGAGATGGTAAAATTATTAAACTTTTGGATGAGTCAATCAATGGTAATTTTACAAATAATGACAAGGTTAATAACAAATGTATTGTTGTTTGTTTAGAAAATCTTGGTTGGTTAGAAAAAGAACCACTGAAACTTCATCACATAAACTGGATTGGTAATATTTATAAAGAAAAAGTTGTAGATCGTAAGTGGAGAGATTACATTTTTTGGCATCCTTATACAGACGTACAAATGGAAAAAACCGTTGATTTATGTAAGGACTTGTCAAACAGATTTAACATCCAACTTAAATGTATAGGACATAATACTAAAGTTAAAGGTGTTGAGTCTTTTTTAGGTATAATTACGAGATCCAATTTTGATGAGTTTGCCACTGACTTAAGTCCGGCATTTGATTTTGAAAAATTTAACAAACTACTAGAAAAATGAGTAATTACGATGAAATAAAAATGTTGGTTGAAGCATCAAGACGTGCTTTGTCAGGTAAAATGAATGAGTCATATAATAATGAAATCAGAAAAAAATATGGACTTTTGACTGAACAACCTGTGAAAAAAGAAATAAAAATTACTGACGAAGAAGAAACAGAATTAACTAAACAAAATAAAGACTCCGCGGAAATCGGAACCCAAAGAGACAAACAGAAAGCATATAGAGTTAATGGTAATATAATTGTTTTGCATGGTAAAAGCAAGTCAGATACACAACTAACCACAGACGAAAAAAATGCATTTACGTCAAGTGTTGATGAATTTAGAAATGAAGTTGCTGAGATTGTAGATTTTGGTAAATTAAATGTTTTCCATGATAATGTTGAATGGTCCGGTAGAATATTAGAACTTGATTTAGAATTTTTCTACACCGTTAATGAACCAAATGGAATATATATAAATGGTCAGATGATCAAAATTGATCAAGATTATTTAGAAATGGTAGGAAAACTACAAACTTATTATGAAAAGTTTAAAACTAAATGGAGTAAAATTGTTGCTTCGAGACAAGAAGATGTTGAAAAATGAAAGAGTTTTTAATTAAGAATTGGAAAAATATAACTCTCACTATATTGGGGGTTATATTTGTTTATTTATTGGTCAGAGTCTTTACTCCAACACCAAACATATCCGAACTTAACAAATATAAGTTGGAGCAAATTGATAAAAAAATTAAAGAAATAAAAAATTTACAAAAAAATTTAAATGACTCAATTTATTTATACCAACATAAAATTGATAAAATTGACACTAAAATTTCACACATAAAATTTGAAAAAAAAGAAGTAAATAATTTTTACATACAAAAAAAAGAAGAAATAAAAAACGCGGACAAGAAAAAAATTGATAGTCTGTTAAGAAGTAGATATAATTTTTAATATGAAAAAACTAATATTTTTAATTTCATTTTTAGTTGTCAGTTTTATTTCTGTCGCTCAAGTGAAGAAATCTGTTGATACAACACAAATGTGTATTCCCTATGATGTTGTACAAAAAATGTTGTTAGAACTTAACGATTATGATAGATTGAAAGAATTATCTAAATTGGATAAAAAAGAAATTATTGAACTTAACAATAAAATTGTTTTATTAGAAAAAACAAACAATACTTGGATTGAGAAAGATTCTTTAAGTAATCAGATAATTTTACAATCTGAAGACAAAGTAAAAATTTATAAACAAGAGAATGAAAACTTGAATAAAGAAATGAAACGTCTTAAAACAAAAAACACTTTGTTTAATATTATTTCAGGAGCAATTATTGCACCATTAACTTATTTATTGATCTTAAAATAATGCCATTTTCAAATTCACAAACAAGAGAAATAGAAAGTATTGCTAAGAAAGAAATTAAAGATTTCCTATCTTCCAACACTTCAAAACAATTCGAAGATAAACTTATTGATAAGGTTTCTAAAGAATTAGAAAAAGGTAAACTTAGAAAAGATGTTAAAGATGTCGTGGTAAAGGCTTTTTTGGAGTACTTTACAATAATGTATCAACAAAGAATGTATTGGGAATCAAAATTTAAAAGTTTATAATGGAAGACGTTTTGACAAAATTAAAAGATAATTTGGGATCAAGTTTGGCCGATGTACCAGAGGCAAAATTCCAAATGATGAAACAATTAAATAGGGCTAAAGAGATGATGGAAAACAAAAAAACACCTGAGTATTTAGAGTTTCTGAATAATCAAGACGATATTATTGAAATTTACAAACTTATCAAAAATAAAAAATTATCTGCTAATCAAATTAGAAGTAAAATAAAAAATTATCTTAAAGATCCTGAGGAACTTAAAACTTTTCTTAAAGCCATTATAAATACAAAGTCTACAAAAAAAGAAGAAAATACCGAAGCAACTAGCTCAGGTGCTGCAGGAGGATACTCAATGCCTCTTTTTTCAACAACCAAAGGGGATATTGTAAAAACAGTAAGAGAACAACTTGAAGTTGAAGGTGGTGAAGAATCAGAAGGAAAAGTAAAAAAGACTGAAACCAAAGAAGCAACTTCTGTTTCATCTTCAGGCCAATATAACCAACCTTCAATTTGGGCAAAATCTATGAGTAAAAAAGATTTTAGAGGTTATTCAAAAGCACAAATTCCTGGGGGTAAATTTGTACAAGTTAAGAAAAAATGTAAAAAATTTCCTTATTGTAATCAAGGCGATATGAAAGCTCTTAAAATATTTGAGAATGAATCTGTACAAAGTGCGATCGAAAGTGTCTCGAGTGTGTACGGGATTGATAAAAGTTATATTTCAGAAATTGTCTTCCAACAAATTAGAAAAAGACAACAATGATGATATTTATAAAAAAACTTGAAGATGAATACAAAACAATATATTGAATCTAGATTTCAAAAAATACTTATGGAAAACCTTAATGAAAAGGCTGACGCAATTCTTAATCGTTTAAATTACGATGAAGAAGCACCATTCAATCCTGCTGGAGAAGAATTTGACTATGTCCAAGAAGGTATGAAAGAAACTTGTGAACAATGTGGTGGTATGATGATGGAAGGTGAATGTTCCGAATGCGGCTACCAAAGCGAAGGTGAAATTATGGAACTTGGAGGAATGGATGACGGACACCCAAGATTTGGAAAAATGAAATTCAAAAGCCCAATGTCTATAGAGGATATTGAAGATCTACTTAGAAATTACGAAAGTGATGACGAAGATGAAGATGAAATTGATATTGATGACTTAGAATATGGTGATGACGAAGATGAAGAAGAAGAAGAAAATGATTTAGATACAGAGTGGGAAGAAGTTGATGAGAGCGAGTGTAATGAATGTGGGGGAATGACCGAATCAAAAAAATTATCACAAAAACAAAAATATATTGCTAAACAAGCAAAACCATATAACAAAATAGGGTCTAACGATTTTAAAAAATTAAGATCAATGAAGGAAGAAGATAGTTTATATGAGGTTGAGTTTGAAAAAGATATTGATGAATCAGAAACTCAAGAAGGTAACGCTTTTACAGGGGCTTTAGCAAACGCTAAGAAAAAAGGAAGAGATTCTTTTGAAGTTGAAGGTAAAAAATATAAAGTTACCGAATCAATAATTTTCACCGAAAATGAAATTTTATCAATTATTGAAGAAATGGTAAACGAGGAGAAAAAATTTAGTATGGGGGAACCTAAAGGATATAAAGAATATGAAAAGGCTCATAAGGCAGATAAAAAAGAAAACGAAGATTATTTGAAAATGGTTGCCAAAAAAATGACGGATTATTTAAAAGGGGCATCAGACAAAGGATCGAAATATGAAATGAAAGAGATTAAAAAATTTCCAACTGAAAATGGAGGGTTAGAAAAAGGTAATAGAAAAAAATACACACCATCAGATGCTGTTGATGAATATATTGACGCTTTTTCATATCCTGGACAAACGAATTTAGTTTTTGATGAAATCAAACCAAATGATGATAGAATTGAAAAATATCTCAAAGGTCATTCTACCACAGGAAATGCACAAGTTGATAAAGACGGCAACCCATTAGGAAACGTAATTCCTAGTGACGTAGGTGATAAATTCTTTAAAAACTATCAGGACAATCTTTACGGTCAAGAACAACAACAAGCGTCATATAAAAGACAAACACAACCTGTAGACCAAGCTGGAGAACACACAGAAAGTGGATCTTTGAAATCTAAAAAGAGTAAAAAAACAGCACAAAGTGTTTTAAATAAAGTTGAAGAGTCTCAAAATGAAAAAAAAGTTATCAAATTAACCGAAGAATTTGTGAGAATGCAAAACTTAATGAACTACACCAAAAAAACTCAATAATTTACATTATTCTGTTCTCTCTTATAATTTTTTCATAGGTTTTTACTATGGATAATTTTTTGAACTATATTACAAAAAATCTTGACCCTGAACAAGTTGACATCTGGTTCAGGGTTAATAATATAATACCAGAAAAAATGGAATTGTATTATGATCTGTCTTATAGTTTATATTTGTTAATCAAAACAACTTATTTGGGTGATAACGATGTATCTAACGAAACAAAAGTTGAAATGAATGAAGTTGATAACAAAAAACATTTTGATTGGTGTTGGAATAAAACATTGGATAATTTTGATAAAGAAAATATCACCTTCCAAAGAGAAGGTGACCACTACGAATATTTTTTTTCTCTATTTAACGAAATATATTATAACCAACCAAAAGAGATATTCAGAGAGTCAATCGACGTTTTTTTTAATGATCTATTCAATAGAGAAAAACCTTTTACACAAGTAGACTTAGATTTAATTTTCAATATATACAAGACATTAGACAAAAATCTTACCATATAACATTTACAAAAAATGGGTAAATTACTATTTTTGACTAAATAAACACTAATTTTACACATAACACATGGAAACTTTAGAAAAAATTAAAGAACTCACTGAACAGTTGAGTGTTGATGTCAACAAATTTTATGGTGGAAACAAAAGCGCTGGTACGAGAGCAAGAAAAACATCACAAGATCTAAAAACGTTGATTCAACAATTAAGAGGAGAGATTCTCGAAGAAAGAAAAAAATAAGAAATTATGGAGAAATTGGATATTTTGTTCCTTTATATTTTTGTTTTATCCTGCATTTACATTGTAAGTCAGGTTATCAAAATAATAACTAATATATTGAGTGAACAACCAAAGTACATGGTATATAACCTTAAGGAGAAAGTATCCAATTACCTCTTCATTTCCTATTTTATAACTTATATCATTACAAATTTTATTCAAAATGTATAAAGAATTAAAAGACATATTTCAGTTTTTAATGTCTGTCAGAAAATTAAAAACATATCTAACGATAGATGTTGAATTTCCTGACCACTGGAAAATACCAAAAAAGTATGTCCAAGAAGATAAAGTAGTTGAAAACGAAAGAGTAAATGAAGGTTTGAGGTTTTTCTCATTTGTTTGTGAATTCAACGAACATAGCCTTGCAACAACTGTAGACAGTATAAAAAAAATAATTTCTTTCAATAAAGAAATTGAAATGAAAGAAAAGTTGTTAAAACAAAAAATTGACGAACTGAAGAAAATATTTCAAAGCGAAAAATTAGAAAGTCTTCAGAGTTTAAAATTTGATTTAATAGAAGAAAAACTTGGAGATGGAGAAGAAATTATCAACGCAAATAGAGAAGGAGATAGATTGGTTGAAGAATGAAGTAGAAAAAGATAAATTAGAGTTAGAAAGACAAAAAAAAGATCTAATTAACTCTATTAAAAAAATAGATAAAAACGAAATTATTCCACCAAAACAAAAATTAACTTTATGGAAGAAAATAAAAAAAGTGTTGTTGAACCAATAGAAAAAATGGCGATGATAACAGATGCATTGCAAGATCTATTTCCTGAAGGTAAAATTATTTGTGTCTTAGAGTTAAAAAAAGAAGATTTTAAAAAAATACAAGGAAATTTCAGAACAATAGATCATACTCATAATAAATTTTCTATCAATATTTCAGGTGTTGATTTTGTTTTTATTGATGAGAGTGAAAATATAAGTGTTGAAGAGCCTAAAACAGAGGTGTCAAAACAAACTAAAACTAATTTTTTTAAAAAATTATTTTCTAGTTTTAAAGGTGGTTGATACCCTATAAAGAGATTGTTTACTAATACCTTTTTGAGACAACAGTTCATAAAGGTATTTTTTTTGCTCTTTTGACGTTTCTGAAACAATGATACAATCGATTCTATTTTGATTCATCATAAAATCAGATAAAGTATCCAAAAACCTTTTTGATTCCATTTCATTTTTCAGTGAAAATAATTTTATATCATCATCGTTTTGAAGTGCAATTTTATTGTTGAGTCTTGAAATAAGTTTTATGTTGTTTTTTGGTAAAAACCCTTTTATGAAAGATTCGAATGTAATTTTATTTTTCTTATCAATTGAATAAATTTTTTCAGGTAAGTTATATTTTGTGAGTTTAATAATTTTATAATCAGGATCATCCAAATTTATTTTTACTTGTCTGCCCATTTTATCCTTAATAAATAAATTATCAAAGTCGGTATTGTCTTTCTTAAGAAGACCTAATTCATAGTCTACCACCAAAGCATTTTCAACCAAGACTTCAAAACTAACAGAATTACTTTTTGATATTAAATCATTGTAAAATTTAACTGCTCGTTCATATGTCTTGAATTTGTTGATTATTTTTTTTCTTTCTTTATTTTTAAAAAGAACAATTAAGTAATTCATAAAATAAAATATAAATAAACTAATTTATAAATGAATATTGATAATTTATATGAAGTTTTGGGTGTAACTGAAAATGCATCACAAGACGATATAAAAAGGGCTTATAGAAAATTAGCGAAAGAAAATCATCCAGATACTGGTGGTAATGAAGAAACATTTAAAAAAATATCAATTGCTTATGATACTTTGAGCGATGAGGGTAAAAGAAAAGAATATGACATTAAGAGAAAAAATCCTTTTTCAGGTGGTAATGTTGATGATATATTTGGTAGTATGTTTAGGAACTCAAATAGAACACAACAAAGAACGGTACATACCACAAACATAACCGCAAATGTTGGTGTTTTGGAATCTTATAGAGCTTCAAGACACAACCTTTCCTACCGTAGAAATATTGCTTGTGAACCTTGTAATGGAAGTGGTGGTGAAAAAAAAGTTTGTCCTACTTGTGGTGGGACTGGAAACATAGTACAGCAGTTTGGTGCGGGAATGTTTGTGCAACTTATTCAAACCCCTTGTGGTAATTGTAATGGTAAAGGTACATTTTTAGTAAACCCATGTTTTTTATGTAATGGTTCAGGAACCAAAGTTGAAATGAAGTCTTTAGATTTATCTTTGCCGCACGGAATAGACAATGGTCAGTTTATAAGATTGAAAGGGATGGGTGATTTCAGAAATGGTGTTTTTGGAGATTTGGTGGTAAGAGTTGATTTGAAAACTCAGGACGGATTTAGTAAAGTTGGTAATCATTTAGTTTATGACGCCTTTATGTCTTTAGATGAGTTGAAGAATGGTGAAATAAGAATACCACATCCAGATGGAGAATTAAATTTAAAGTTACCGAAGACAATTGATACTTCTAAATCTTTAAGAGTTAAATCAAAAGGTTTTAGATTAGATACTGTTGGTGATTTAATAGTCAATCAGTTTGTAAAATACGATAGAGATTAAAATAACGATATAATGTCCTTAATAAAGGATATTATTCCGTAAATACCAAAAAAGAAAAATACTCCACCACCAATTAAAACAAATCTTTGAGTGTTTTGTACTTGTTTACTATCTTCACAAGTTCTACATTTTACTTCTGTTGCTTTTTTTTCTTCCATAAATTAAATTATAATACAATGGTTTTAATATGAAAATAGTTTTCTAACATTACTTTTTTTTGTTGGGGTTTGTTTTTGTTGAAAAATCTTAGATAATTACCATCGAATGAATAAGTACTTGTTGGAATTACGTAAACCCTGTCAGTAGTTTTTTCAATTATAAATTCTAAATAATCAAAAACTTCTTCATCTTCATTATCTTCATCTCTAAAAACAAACTTCAATCTATCACCCAAAGAATAATCCGAGAATGATCTAATAATTTTCGGATATTTTAATTCTATAACTTGTGATAAAATGTCGTTAGGAACTGCAACTCTTTCGTGTGTTGAAGTATCAGAGTCAATAGAATCTAAAATTGCTTGTCTTATGAAATCAAAATCTTTGTTACCTTTTCTATGAATTGATTGATGACTTGAAGCGTAGAATGAATTACCTCTTGGGCTCACATATAATAAATCCTCTTTATCGGATTGCTCAACTATAATTGACCTTAGAATTTGAAACATTTTCATACTATCATAAATAGTTGAAAAATAAAAATACAATTGATTATTTGTTTTGTTTTTACTATCTTCATTACATGTTAAGTTATATTGGTGGAAAAAGTAAAATTGGTAAATGGATTGTTCCATTCTACGATAAAAATATGGAGGTCTATGTAGAAACTTTCGGCGGAATGTTTTGGTGTTTTTTTAATATGGACCTAAAACAGTTCCCAAACCTTAAAAAAGTTGTTTATAATGACTTTAACCCGCTGAACTACAACCTCTTTAAATGTGTTCAAAACCCAACTGAACTATTGAAGGCGATTAACGCAATTGATTGTCAAAAGTTGGGTGAGGAACCAACTCCACCAATCTATAAAGAACAATTTGTAAGGTTTCAGGCTGAAATTTTTAATCAAGGTTTCAGCGTAGAACCTGGTGATTATGAGGTCGCAGCTAAATACGTTTACGTTTTAACACAAGTTTTTAGTGGGTCAAAACCTGAAACATCCGGATTCATTGATCTTAAAGGTAAGTATAAATCAAAATATCTTACATTCAGAGATAAGTTATCAAAACCTGATTGGATTGAACACTTTCTTAAGATTACAGAAGTAGAGAACATGGACTTTGCGGCTGTGATAGAAAAATATGACTCACCAACCACTTATATCTATTTGGACCCACCTTATTGGAAAACTGAAAACTATTACTCCAACCACGACTTTGATCGACAAGATCATGAGCGTTTAGCTAATGTTCTACACGAAGTCCAAGGTAAGTTTTCTCTATCCTATTATGACTTTGAATTACTACATGAATGGTTCCCCGAAGACCAATATACTTGGGTTAAAAAAGAGTTTGCGAAAGCCGCTTCAGCCAAGAAAGGAGAAAAACAAAATATGGGTGAGGAATTATTGATTATGAATTACTAATTTTTTACTGTTTACAAATATTTATTAAATAAAAAATATTATGTCACTTAGGTTCACCAATCTATTAAGAGATCTTATTGTTGAAAGTTCAAGATTTCAAGTATTATTCGATAAGTTCGTAAAACCAAAGGAAAGAGGTCAAAGAGGTATCATGCCGTTTGAAACTCTATTCGCACTTATTGTTGCCGACCCAACTACAAAGGTACCAGAAGGAATGGATATTGATAATGTTAAACCTGAACAAATGGAGAAGGTTAAAATTGGGAAATACGCTCAATGGTTGTTAAAAAACTTTGTCGCCCCTAAATTGGAACCAAACCACCCTTTGATGGTATTAGATCCACAATCAGGTCAATATAAAGCAGCTTTAAAGGCATTCCAAGATCTTTTCATGGAAGACTTATATAAGGTTACAACAAACCTTCAAAAGTTTGAAAGATTTAAAAATAGATTACCTCAAGAATATAGAGATATCAATAAACTAACTCCTGAGACTTTATTTGATCAAGTTAAAGATTTTAGTTTAGAGAAAACTAAAGCGACTGCCGCCGAGAAAAAAGAAGCTTCAACAACATATGCTCACCCTGGTGCGGACATTGTTTATAGAGGTCAAGATTGGACAGTTGCCAAAATCTCAGACAAAGGTCCATTAGGTAAAGAAGCGGCATGTTTCTATGGTGGATCCCATAATGAAGGAAGAAGAGGAGAAACTACTTGGTGTACATCTTCACCTGGACTTTCTTGGTTTGATCGATATATTGGTAAAGGACCATTGTATGTTGTAATTCCAAACAAACCAACATCATTCAAATCTTACGGTAAAGAAGTTGGGGATGTTTCAGGTTTACCTGCAAACAGATACCAATTCCACTTCCCCGATAATCAGTATATGGATGCGGATGACAGACCAATCAATTTGATTGAATTCTTAAACACAAATGAAGAAGGACTAAAACAATTCTTCAAACCTGAGTTCATGAAGTCATTGGCTGGTGATAAAGGAGAAAAGGTTGTTATTGATTATCCAAGTGATTCTGCATCTAAGTTTATTGCTCTTTATGGTTTTGATGAGTTCTTCGCAACTCTTCCTGAGACATTAAAAAGACTTACATTTAAAAATACATCAAGAGATAAGATCTCACTTAATATTCCTAATGACATTGGAAGATTCAAACAACTTAATGCAATTAACTTTGTTGGATGTGTTGCGACTTTACCTGAAGCAATTTGTAGTTTAAATAACTTACAGTATCTTTCATTAGTTAATAATCCCGATCTACAAAGATTACCTGAATGTATTGGTGACATGGAAAACCTTATGGTGTTAAACCTTGGAGGATCTGATCCTAAAAAAGTTTTACCTGAATCAGTTTTCAGAAGAGCTGAAACAGACGAAGACTTTAATTTATTCACCCACTCATAATATTTAATATAACGACTATAACCCCCTTCTTCAGGTTGGGGGTTTTTTGTTTTACAAAGTATTTATCTTATATGAAAATCATCATAACAGAAGAACAATATAACTTGATTCAAGAAGAATATAGAAGGGATCGTTTCGATGCTGAGTATGCTGATGAATACCCAAAATATAAGAAGTTGTTTTTAAAGACCATTTCTAAAGATGTTAAAGGTTGGGGTGAATGGCCAGGTTCTATTTATTTGATGAACGAATTTGGAGAACCTTTATTTGTATATAGAATACCATCAAAAACCGTATATTACGATTATTCAATAGATAAAGAGATGGAAGAATACATTCCTTATCATATAGTTTCAAGACACTTGAAAAACGCAGTTTATGATTACTTCAAAGGACTTTTTCCTGATATTGAAATAAAAGAGGTAAGTGGGGCTAATATTGTATAGTTATGAAAATAATAATATCTGATAACCAATATAGTCTTATTAAAGAATCTTACCGAAATAAAGGTATTGATGCGGTTATTAAATATTGGAAAAAAGAGTTAGAAAAAGGTAACAAAATTAGATTTGATAGAGATGAACTTGAATTTTGGGGTATAACTAAATTCACTGATAAGTTACATGCTCAAACAGAATTTCAAGAACTTATAGGGGATGAGGTATTTGTTAAAAAATTTATAAATACATTAAAAAACAAGAAATTCTCGACAAAAGATTTTAGTGAAAGATTAGTTGGTGGTTATGATTTTGAGTGGGTAATCACTAATATGGAATATAGAGATTATGATGTTTTTCTATATGGAAAAACTCTACCTGGAGGTTCCGTAACTCTTATGGATGGAAGATATCTAACCTTAGATCAAGCCTTGGAGGATGAAGAAATAGGATGGGAAATCCAAGAAGAAGTTAATGATGTTGTTCAGGACTGCATGAATGAAATAATTACACCAGTCACAGGATATGATGTGTCAGTTCCTTTGGTTACTATTTATTAGAAATGAAAATAATAATTACAGAAAAACAATATAACAAACTGACTGAAGACAAACTTCAGAAACTTTGCTATACAGTATGGAACCAACAAAAAAAGAGAGGTGAAGAACCTTATATTGATGATATAATATATGACATTACAGATATTAGAAAAAACTCAAACGAAGACTTTCAAATCATTAGACCCATTTGGTATAGATACAACGGTGGATTTGATAACTTATTTGAAAGACTTAAAAATGAAATTGACGAAAAAATATTTGATCTAACAAGTGGTTGGGGTAATCTCAATACAAGAGTAGAAGTTATTGAAGTAAGTCAATTTGGTAGATTAGGTGAAGATTTTGGAGTAGATATATTTGTAAATGTAGATCCAAATGGAACCATGGATTTCGAAATGTTTGAAGAAGGGACTGATAACGAAATTCAAGTTAATGATACAATTGAGGCCGCTTATTTTGAAGCTCAATCCAATTATGAAGGTAGTGATCTTCTTGGTTACTTAAGAGGAGAAGTTTATGACCTTTTTTATAAAAAATTAGAAAAATACGGAATACCAATTGATGTGGATGTTGATCTAAAAGAATTTTAACGATATATTTATTATCACTATGGGACCAATCGAAAAAAAAATCTTAGAATTATCTAAAACAGAAGGACTTTCTGAAGAAACTGTAATGGCTTTAACTCTAATCAAAAATCAAGTTAAAGAGGATGAAAAAAGAATTGTTAATGAGGCCTACCAAAAAGGTTACCATGATAAAGAAATGAGCCGTAGACCAACATGGAACTACTTCGAAAGTAAGTACAAATCATTTTTCACAAATTTCAAAGTTGGTCAATTGTAAAATTTTTCTTATCTTTGTGATATGGAAGACTTGAACAAACTTGAATTACCCGAAATAAAATCACTATGTAAAGAATACGGAATCGGGACCGTAGGGGATAAAAAAACTCTAATCAAAAAACTTAAATATTTCTTAGATCCTATTGAGGATGTATTAAATTCCCATCCTGGTAGAAAATTGCCAAAAGATAAAAAAATTGTTGGGGCTAAAGTAACCCGACAAGAAGAAATCAACAATGTGTTAAAAAAGAAAGGTCAATTTTTATATTATTCTTTGGGTTATCACTATTATATGGTGACAGAATAAAAAAACTAGATATTTATTAAATAAAATTAGTATGAAAAAACAAATACTTAAAGAGCTTAATGATATTAAGTATCTTTTTAATTACAATAGAGGTAAAATTATTTCAGAACAGGAACAATTTGACGATGAAGAAGAATTCGTAGATTATGATGATATAGATTATGGTGATATGGATGATGATATGGATGATGATGAAGAAGAATATTATCCTGAACTTAGAATACCTCATGACATGCCATCATACAAAACTAAATATAGACATAGTGATGATGATATGGAATTGGACGAAGAAATGGATTTACCTGTAATGTTACCAGGAACAAAAGAGAAACCAGATTGGTTAACCTTTGATGAACTTGGAATTGATTTTGAATAACATGAAAAGATTAAACAGAAGATTATATACAGAAGGTGTCACAAAGTCTCAATTTGTCAGACTCATGGAAGCACCAAATTACGAAGGACCTGAAAGAATGGCGGGTGACATCGAGAGAAAAATTACAGGTAAGGAAACTCCTTACCACAATTTTCCCGCAATACCCGATATGGATGAAGATTTTATTGATCTAATTTCTTCAAAAAGATTTAAAGACTCTGTTGAAAAAGTTAGAATGGCAATGGGAGACACAAGAGTTATCCAAGGGGGTAACCCACTAATGCAATTGATGATGACGGTTGGTCAGGCAATGAGAAGTTTAGTTATGATCCAATCTCAAAACAAAAAACAACTTGAGGATTTAGCGATTGAATTGGTAAAAAGTGAGATGGGGATTCCTGAAGGAGCAATGCAATTTAAAGCTGAACTTGTAACACAACCTATGGGAGCCGCCGAAGGTATGAAAAATGAGGGTGAAATGCCAAGTGAAGAGGAAATAGAAGAGTTTATGGGAGACGTTGAAAACTTCAACTTAGAAAGATCCAAAAGAAGATTTATCAACTCACTAATCCAAGGTGCTGCATTCAAAGGAGGTCATATGTATAATCTTGTAAGAAACGAGATTAACGAAATCAATCCACAATTGATGAACCTTTACGCAGTTACTCAAGCTTTAATGGAACACGCTTATTGGATCTTCCCTGATATGGAAGGAATGGCCGGTAGTGGTGGTGGTCAAATGGGTCAATCTGAATATGATGATGAAACAGATCCACCCACGGTAAAGGCTAAAGCTGTTACATTCCCATTACTTGTTCATGAATTAGTTAAAGGTGTTTATGAGGTATTTGGAACGCACGGATTACCTGATGACCCAAGACAACGAGAAATGGTATTAAACGCTGAAGATTCTCTTCCGGCCGAAATTTGGGATTCCCGTTTAGGACCTATTTTTTGGGAAAAATTTGTGGCAACTTATCCAATGGAATTGTTTGAGGATGATATGAAACACATACAACATTATTTGTTTATGAGATTCTCATCTTTAACTGCCGAAGAGTTTATGAGAGTCGCTAAAATGATTCTTAGTGGGGACCCCAAAGGACAACAGTTTATCCAAAGAATGGTAGATGACATTGTTAGAGAACTAAAAGAACAAGAATATAAAGACGCCATGGGAGACGAAGACGACGACGAGGACTATGGGGATGTAGATCTAAGTGATTTGGGACTTTAATTAGTCCCATTTCTTTTTTATAAGAAATTTCTTTATTACATTTACTAAAATTACGAACTATGAAAAATATTGATTGTGAGATATACATAAAACAACTAATTTCTTTTTTTGACAAAAATCCTGGTGATTTAATGCAGTTAATTGGTAATGTACAAAAAGAAGATTTTTACCTTAAATTAAGAGAAAAATCAGAAAAGAATGTAGATGATGGATTAGATCATGTTTTGTCAAGACAACAAATGATTGATATCGTATTAGAGTTGAAAATTCCTGAACTATTTGAAGAACCTAACCCTAAGGCTATAGTTGAAGGATATATTCAAAAAACAAAATGGGGAAAAATTATTTTAAATTAAAGTTGGTATTTATTGAAAAATTATTATCTTTGTAGAGTGATAAACGAGAAACAAAATGAAAACTATAGAAGTAACGATACAAGAAATCTGGCAGGCGACTAGACCTATCGTGCAAAAAAGTAAGAAATCATATACTCGTAAAGTCAAACACAAAAACAAAGAAAATAATTAACTATGATATACACACCAGAACTAATCAAATCAATTGCACCGGCAGTATTCGCCACATCACCAT